GCGCCATGGCGATTCAATCATGTAAGCATCATTTTCCTGCTGTACTGCAAGCTCCATTGCAAGCGGCAGGCGATTAGTTTCGCCGTTGCGGTATGCGTGAACAGCAGCAGACCAAATCGCATCGCGTTCCATCAGTAGGGTTGCGGTGTTAATTTGATCGACCTGGGTTTTGGTTGTAGGGATTACCCAAAAGCGACGGTTTCCAGTTTCATCAACCAAGAACCCAGCGGTCTTATTGGTAGTGCCAACAATAATGCCACGCCTAGGAAATGCCTCAACAGCCTTACCGTATGGAACCCTAAGTAGGTCAACGGCTTGCGACAGGAACGCCTTAACTTGGCCGGCGTGCTTGCGGTTGGTAATGTGATCCAGTTCTGCCCATTCCATAATCCAAGAACGGTGCAGCACCATTACGTCATCCTTGGTGCTGATGTCACCTAGGGCATCTGAGTAGAACGGACCGCCAAGGCAACCCCAAAAGCTGGACTTGTAAGCGCCTTGATCGCCCATGATCACGCAAGCGGTGTCATGCTTGTAGCCGGGGTCAAAGGCACGGGCAACAGCACCGATCAAGGTGCGCTTGAGCATCTCGTCGTAGATACTGGTGCCGCCATCGCCAGGCCTGAGGTACGCGGTTGCCAGTCCGTCGATGTAAGTCGGTTCAACGTGCTGCTCGCAATGGAGCAGGTACTCGGTGACTGGGTTGTAGAGGTTTTCGTTGGCCACTTGGACCAGGCAGTCAATGGCTAGCTCCTTGCCAACCTTGTAACCCATCTCAGCCAGCTTGAGGTAGAAGCGGTCGGCGCCGTCGATCACCTTGCCTTTGATCTCGATTTGCTGGGTAAAGACGTTGTAACGGATCTCATCAGCCTGGCTGCGCAGCAGTGCCAACAGCTCTGCGGTTTCCAGCTTCTCCGGCTTGGTGATGATCGGAGGCTTATCGCCTCCACCATCGCTAGCTCCACTGGCAACAGTGCGGCTCGGTTCACGCCGTTGCGAGCGCCAACCGTCCTTCTTGGCCATATCGCCAAGGGTGCCAAGGCTGATGCCGGATTTCTTGAAGCTCTTCCACTTGCGCTGGCAGTCGCTGGGCTTGTGCTTGCCAGATTGCGCTGACCAGTGCTCCCAATCGTTTAGAAGGCTGTCATCGCCAACGCTATGGAGCGCCATGCCAACAGCTAACCAGTCGTCGTAGTCATCAGCGCGGCTGCCGGATAGCGCATCAAGGTATGAGCGCGCACGGTCTGCGTCATTAGAAGCCGCCAGCAATGGCAACGGCTCAGCCACTGGCTTAAGCATCCGCTCGATAAGGCAAAGCGGCGCTTCTGCTAGGTCGAGGTCTTCAGGGCTGTATTTGGCAACCCAGTGGTATCCGGTAGTGGTTGGATGCGCGCCAGCTACAACTGACTGACAGCCTGTCCAGCGGAGTTCGATCTGCTCTGGCTTGTTGTCGGAATCGGTGACACCAGACTTGTATTTGCGCGTGGCGATGTCTGGCCAGTACTGCTCTGGTACGCGGTAGATGACCTGAAACCTGCCATCACGGCCAGATGTGACAGTCCATGAGCGCGGCATCGACGACATGGGGCAACCCCAGTCGCGGAGAATGGTGCTAGCGCTGCGGCCATCGTGATCAAGAAACAGCAAACCACCAGATGGCACGCCACAGCAGACGCCGATGGCCTTAGCGCTGCCGGCTTCTAGCTCAGCCTGCAAACCAGCTTTGTCCAGCGGCCGTTCCTGCCACTTGGTCTGGTATGGGCGCTTCTGATCATCGACAGCGACATAACCCCACCCATCGGGCAGGCGTGCAAGCTCTTCGGTAAGGCTCATCGCTTGGTGGCGGGCAAGATGCCGTGCAGGTGCAGATCAAGCGACTGCTCCAGTAGAAGCCGTATGGCAGTAGCGCGGCTCATGCGATCACCACGCCACGAGTCAAGACGCTGCAACTGATCTGGTGTTAGTCGTATATGGGTTGGATGGCTTAAGCGCACGGTGCTGGGCGGGATGCTTGCACACTGTAGCAGCGGCTGCTACGGAAGCGATAGGGCTCAGGCGCTTGACAGCCTGCCGCCGATCCTTTAGTGTCTTTGACAGGCGGAACAAGCCGGTCTCGACCCCGGCCCGCTCCTAGCCATCAGCTAGCACCATCATCACGGCCAGCCTCCGGTTGGCTTCATTATCCATGTCTCCTTTTGACTTTTCACGTTGGAGTGGCGACGACCAGCGCCGCAAATTTACTGACCTTGCTTTGTCTTCTGAGCAAGTTGAGTCGATTCTTTCAACTAAGCACGGCATTAGCGAAGTGCTGCTGCAAGAGTTTCCCGACTTGACGCGCAGGGGAACCATCCCTCACGCTTTTATGAAGGCGCTGCTTGTCTTTGAAGAATACGGACGCGACACCAGCTATGCAGCGATTGCCGCTGCTCTTGAGGTCACTGCCGACACTGCTAAGGAGTACCTCCGAGAGGCTCGCGTTGCAATTCGATCTGCACTCGGCGTTGAAATGACCCATGGCGGCGACACGATCCGCCTTGTGGTCGCCAACGATGCACGCGAGAAAGCTATCCGCGTGTTGAACGTGTTTGAAAAGCACGTTGAGCCAGCGCTTAAAAAACTGGAGGCTTGCACCAAAAGTTTGGCCGTCAGTAATGTGCAGATGGCGCTACCTGCTCGTGCAGTTGCGCTGCTTGAAGCCAACAAGATCAAGGAGGTCGTCTGATGCAAACGACTACCCTCGCGGTGGTTGAGCCTCAAGAGGCTGTGTTTCTGCTGGAGAGTCCTCTCTCTCCGGCGGAGTCCGCCCAACTCCAGTCGTGCGAGCTGGCCATTGAACTGGCCGGCAAGGATCGACTAGAGAAGGCTCTGATCATCGGTGAAAAGCTCAGCGCCATCTACAACGGTGCGCTGTTCCGTGGAGCCGATGGCGGCTGCGGTTGGGAACAATGGCTTAAGGATCGGCTACCAAAGCTGCTACCGGAGGCGGAGGGTAGGTCAACTGACTGGGGTGACAGGCGAAGGCTTCTTTGGGAGCAACGAAAACTACTTTCCGCGTGCGCATGCGCACCGGGAATCTTGCCTGTTACTACTCGAATCGTTGATGCTCTTACAGCATTGGTCCCCAGGCAAGCGTCTAAGGGTCCAGGCAATTGGCAACCCGCCATCCTTGACGATCCCGAAGCCGCCGAAGGCATTGCCAAGGTCTGGGAGCTGGCGTGCACCAACGCCGAATCCAACCAGCGCCGCAACGGTCCAACCGCCGAAGACGTGCGCGCTGCTCGTGAGGAGCTTCGCCCCGCACTAGAGCATCAAGGGCTGATTCGCTCAGCGCCAGCATCCTTCCAAGCCGCAACAGCGGCCAGAGTGGAGGCCGCCCGCCAGCGAACGGTTGACGTGACGCCTGCCGATGCAGAGCGGTTCAAAGAGACCATGGCCAACATTCGCGACACCAAAGCGGAGCGCACGGCCAAGGTTGAAGTGGATCACGTTCGGGAACAACTGGATGCTGTCGAGCAAGATCAGCGCCATGATCTTGAAGAGCAAGTACGCCACTACAACAGGCGATTGCATGATGCCGGCACTGCCATTCACGATTTACTGGGATACCTGCAAACGCTTTCGCGAACGCATGGCACTCAATACCTCGACCAAATGCGTTGCATTGACGTACTTGGGTTGATCACTGTTGGCGATGACATGCAACGATTGCAAGAGATGGGTACTGAGTTGATGGATGCCGTAAAGCTGGCGCGCACCTCTGACCCATCAACTGGCATCAATGCGCAAACCATAGAAGTGTGACCTTGTGCCCCCTTCGGGGGGCTTTACCAACGCCATGACCTACAAAGACTTCCTAGACCAAAAGACACACGAGGGCGCAACGCACGGGTTTGAACCTGTGTTCATGCCCAACCAACTGTTTGATTTCCAGCAATCGCTGGTGGATTGGGCTGTGCGCAAGGGTCGCGCTGCGATCTTTGCTGACTGCGGACTCGGCAAGACCGCCATGCAGCTCACATGGGCTGAGAACGTGGCGCGCCACACTGGTAAGCCGGTGCTGATCTTGACGCCCTTGGCTGTTGCTGCGCAAACTATTCGCGAGGGTGAGAAGTTTGGCATTGAATGCGCCCGATCCTCCGATGGCGCTATCAACAGCCGCATCGTGATCACCAACTACGAGCGGCTTGAGCATTTCAAACCGGCTGGCTTTGCCGGCGTGGTCTGCGATGAGAGCAGCATCCTTAAGAGCTTCGACGGCGCCCGCCGCAATGAGATCACCGATTTCATGCGCAAGGTGCCCTACCGACTACTAGCCACCGCCACTGCTGCGCCTAACGACTTCATTGAACTAGGCACCAGCTCTGAAGCCCTTGGCTACATGGGCCACATGGACATGCTCGCCCGGTTCTTCAAGAACGATCAGAACAATTTGACTAGCCGCCGCATGTACGGCGAGGCGCCCAAATGGCGCTTCAAGGGTCACGCTGAGCAGCCGTTTTGGAGGTGGGTTACCAGCTGGGCTAGGGCGTGCCGCCAGCCATCAGACCTTGGCTTTGATGATGGCCGGTTTACTTTGCCGCCACTGAAGGAGATTGACCACCTGATTGAGACCAGCACCATTCCCGAGGGGATGCTGTTTGCCATACCAGCAACAGACCTAAGGGAGCAACGCGCTGAAAAGAAACGCACGGTTGTGGAGCGATGCGAGCAAGTGGCCAGCATGGTTGCCGATACTGGCCAGCCGGCGCTGGTGTGGTGCCATTTGAACGAAGAGGGCGACCTGCTAGAGCGGCTGATACCAGGCGCGATACAGGTATCTGGCAAAGATAAAGATGAGGCCAAGGAGCGCCGGTTAATTGATTTTGCGGAAGGCAGATCGCGAGTATTGGTTACCAAGCCAAAGATCGGCGCATGGGGGTTAAATTTTCAAGTTTGCAGCCATGTGACTTATTTTCCGTCTCATAGCTTTGAGCAGTATTACCAATCCGTCAGGCGTTGTTGGCGGTTTGGGCAAAAAAACTCTGTGACTGTTGACATCATCCTCACAGAGGGAGAGCGGCGAATTATGCAAAATCTACACCGCAAGCGGCTGCAGGCTGAGCAAATGTTTGGCAACCTAGTTGCTGAAATGAATCACTCGCTGGACATCCAGCGCAAAGAATACAACACCACTCCTATTGAGGTTCCATCATGGCTATGATCACTGACCGCTATGCAATTTATAACGGCGACTGCATTGAAGTAATGCAAAGCCTGCCGGCGGCTTCTGTCCATTTCTCGATCTACTCGCCGCCATTTGCTGGACTGTATGTTTACAGTTCAAACGAGCGCGACATCAGCAACTGCAAAGACTACGATCAGTTCATGAGCCATTATGGTTTTGTTGTTAAAGACCTGCACCGGCTAACGTTGCCTGGTCGGCTAACTGCTGTTCATTGCACCGACATTTCAAGCGGCAATAGCGGCAAGGATTCATTGATTGACCTTCCTGGCAAGATTATTGAATTGCACCAACACCATGGCTGGCATTTTGTGGCTCGCCATACGATATGGAAAGAGCCGCTGTGGGTGAGAAACCGAACAATGGTAAAGAGCTTGGCGCATAAAACAATTGTTGACGATGGCGCTTATGCCGGTGTTGCAAGTGCTGATTATTTGTTGATCTTTCGGCGCAGTGGTGAGAATACTATCCCAGTTGCGCATCCAACCGGGCTAGACCACTACGCCGGCGAATGCCCTATCCCGGTAGAGCTGCATAAGTACAAAGGATGGAAAGGCAAGCAAACTGAAAACCGCTTTAGCCATTGGATCTGGCGCCGGTACGCCTCGTCTATTTGGGATGACATAAACATGGGACGGGTGCTTCCGTTTCGTGATGGCAAAGATCCTGATGATGAAAAGCACGTCCACCCGCTGCAGCTTGACGTGATCGACCGTGCTATCTGCTTGCGCTCTAACGTAGGCGAAACGGTGCTTACCCCATTTATGGGCGTTGGCAGTGAGGTTTACGGCGCTGTGCAGCTTGGCCGCCGTGGCATCGGCATCGAGCTAAAGGAGTCCTACTTCAAACAGGCGATTAAGAACATGGAGATTGCAGTGGAAGACACGCGCACTCCAGATCAAACAGAGTTGCTCGATACTCAGGGGATGGATTGATGAACCTCCGCCCCTACCAGACCGAGCTGATCACCGCTATCAGGCTCCAATACCAACTAGGCCACCGCAAAGTGCTGGCGGTGCTGCCAACCGGCGCTGGCAAGACGGTCTGCTTTAGCCACATTGCCCAATCCGCCGCCAAGAAAGGCAACCGCGTGCTGATCGCGGTGCACCGTCAGGAGCTACTGGACCAAGCCTGCCGCTCACTGCCGATGCCTCATGGTGTGATCGCCGCTAACCGCGCCATGGACCTATCTGCAGCAGTGCAGGTGGCCAGCGTGCAGACCTTGGCCCGCAGGCTCCACAAGCTGCCGCGTGACTTCTTCCAGTTGGTGATCATCGACGAAGCCCACCACAGCAACGCCGGCACCTGGGCACGCACACTGGAACACTTCCACCAATCGCATCTGCTGGGTGTCACTGCAACACCGATACGCCTAGACGGCCGCGGCCTTGGCGAGCACTACCAGTCAATGGTGGAAGGCCCTAGCGCTGCCTGGCTTACTGACAACGGATACCTAGCACCTGCGCGTGTGCTAGCGCCGCCAGGGTTCGATACCACTGGCCTACGCAAGCGGATGGGTGACTTTGATACCCGCGAGGCTGAGCACCGGATCGGCACGATCATGGGCGACTGCTTAAGCCACTACCGCAAACACCTAGACGGGCAGACGGCGATCGCGTTCTGCTGCAGCGTGGCACATGCCGAGGCAGTGGCTTCTCTCTTCCAGTGCAACGGCATCCCAGCCGCAAGTATTGACGGCAGCATGGATGCGGCCAATAGAAGGCAGCTATTGGCTGATCTGGCAATAGGTCGGATCAAGGTACTCACCAGTTGCGCGTTGATTGGCGAGGGCGTGGACGTGCCATCAGTCGGCGGCTGCATCCTGCTGCGGCCTACCGCTAGCACCAGCCTGCACCTGCAGATGATCGGTCGCTGCCTCAGGCCATCACCCGGCAAAGCTGCTGCGGTGGTGCTTGACCATGTTGGCAACACCTTGCGGCTCGGCCATCACCTTGAGCCGCGTGAGTGGACGTTGGAGGGCCTAGCTAAGCGCGACCGCTCCGCAGCGCCATCGGTCAAGGTGTGCCCGCAGTGCTTTGCTGCAATGGCCAGCCAGGCTAAGCAGTGCGGTGAGTGCGGCCATACCTTCGCCGCTGAGGTACGCGAACTTCAGCAGGTTGAGGGTGAGCTGGTGGAGCTTCAGAGGCAGCAGGCCAAGCGGGAGCAAGGTGGCGCTCAATCGTTGCAGGATCTAATCGCGCTAGGCCATCAGCGCGGATACAAAAACCCAGTGGGCTGGGCTAAGCACTTGCTAGCCGCCCGCCAAACCAAAGGACAATGGAGCAAAATCAAATGAGCCGCTACACATTTTCACTCAATCTTGAAAACACAACTCTTCCAGACGCTATAAGTGCGTTAGTTGAAGCTTGGTACGACTCTCAAGTAATTGAAGCCGATGGCGGCAAGCAAACTGAAGCGCGAAACTTGCGACTCCCTGAACCATCAAATGGCGAAAGCAAAAGAGGAACGTGGAAGCAATGTGCTTGGTACGTCAGACCTAAAACATATTCAAAGCTAAAAAGATATGTCAACAGATTGCAAGAAAATGGCCGCAACGGCGATGCAAGTGATGTCGTAGATTCCGCATTGCAAATGTGGATGGATGATTTTGTCTGAGCAATCCATTCAGCAACACATCCGCCTGACCTGCAGCACTGGAGCTACCAGGTTGTTTCGCAATAACACCGGCACGCTGCGTGACCAGCATGGCCGCCCGGTGAGCTTCGGGCTGTGCAAGGGCAGCGCTGACCTGATCGGCTGGCGCACGGTGACGATCACCCCAGAGATGGTGGGTCAGCAGGTGGCGGTGTTCACCAGCATCGAGGTCAAGACCCCTACCGGCAGGCTCCTGTCAGAGCAAAAACTGTGGCTAGATGCAGTGCAGTCAGCAGGTGGCATCGCTGGTGTGGCCCGCAGTGTTGAGGATGCGTTACGGATTACGACGGCGGACGGTTGACGAGGGCGGCACAGGGTGTATTGTTAGGGGACAGGAGGCGAGAGCTTCCACCCCAACCCGAGAACCATGGCGATCTACACCCTTGAGCGCACCGAAACCCAGCAGATCCCAGCCGCTCGTTGCACATTTCAGCAACGCGTTTCGGAGTCCGGCAAGAAGTGGGTTGATGTCACCATGCTGCATCTCACGTCAACGGGATGGGGCGGCACCATGGGGCGCGGCGACGGCACCTACACCGTCAGCCAAGCTAGGGAGTTTTACAGCAGCCTTCTTGGCAGGGGATTTACCGCCGCCTAACCCCACGCGGCCTGCCGGAGCCGCACCCAATCCGGCGTTAATTACCCCACACCGAGAACCATGACTACTACGACCATCGCCCTGCTACTAGCGCTGCTGCTACTGCCGCTGCTGGTGCTGCTATGGGCCACTGAGAGCACCGAGCAACGCGTTAAGCGTCTGCGCAGCTACGGCTGGGCGCAGCGCCGCATTGCAGAGCACATGAACATCACCCGTTACCGCGTCCGTCAGGTACTCGCATGATCACCAACCCTTGGGTTAACCGCATCACCGCATTGGTGGTGCTTGCTGCCATCTATGCCGGTGGCTATGCCGGTGGCCGCGATGCCACCGTGCAAGCCCACCACAACCATCCCGCTTGCAATACCAACCTCAAGCCATGAGCGAATCTGACGTTTTTTGGACTATGGCCACTGCTGCGCAATACGCCGGCAGCTTCTACCAAGCAATGGGCAACGCTGGCCTTGCCGCTGACCCCAACAACAAGCGCCGCATCCTGCAGGCATTCCCTGAGATGGTCGCCACCTACGGCGTAGCCAGCAGGCTACATCAGACCATGCGCGCAGGGGTAGCAGCATGACCAGCAATGCTGACTACCACGCCGACCCAGCTATCAGCGCCAGCCATCTCAAAGCGGTAATGCAATCGCCTTACCACTACTGGAGCCGTTACCTAAACCCAAAGCGGCCAACCATGGAGCCTACGGCTGCGATGCGGTTAGGCAGCCTCGCTCACTGCGCAGTACTGGAGCCGGATGAGCTGCATAACCGGTATGCCATCGCCCCAGACCGCCGCACTAATGCTGGCAAGGCCCTTGCCGCTGACATGGCTGCACGGGGCTTAGAAGCAGTATCGGAGTCCGATATGGTGCTGGCGGTCAATATGGCCATTGCGGTTCAAGGGCATCCATATGCCAATGCACTGCTATCCCACGGCAAAGCGGAGGAGTCGTTCTGGGCGGATGACATTTCAACTGGTTTGCGCGTCAAGGCACGGCCAGACTGGCATGACGGCGGCACCATTGTCGACCTAAAGACCTGTCAAGACGCAAGCCCGAGTGGCTTTGCGCGTGCCTGCGCCACCTTTAGCTACCATGTGCAAGCTGCGCACTACTTGAACGTCACCTTTGCGGAGCGGTTTGTTTTCATCGCCGTTGAAAAGACCTACCCGTTTTGCGTTGGCGTGTACGAGCTAGACGCGGCTGCGATGGTTGCTGGTAAGGAGCAATGCCGCAACAACCTGCAGACCATCGCCGACTGCCGCGCCATTGCTGAATGGCCTGGCTACGGCAACACCATCCAACCGCTGAGCCTGCCTAACTGGGCGCTCTACGGCACCTCAACTATTACCTCCGATGACTTCTAGCTCCCTAGCGCTCTGGACACCAGAGCAAGTTCAGTTAATTTCCACCACCATTGCGCCTGGCTGCAGCAACGATGAGCTACGGCTATTTGCCTATGCCTGCCAGCGGACGGGATTAGATCCGTTCAGCCGCCAGATCTACGCCATTAAGCGTGGAAAAATGACCATACAGGTTGGCATTGACGGCCTCAGGTCCATCGCGGAGAGAACGGGACAGTTGGCCGGCAGCCAACGCTTTTGGTGCGGCCCAGACGGTGAATGGCGCGAAGCGTGGCTTGAAGCCGCTCCACCTGCCGCTGCAAAGGTTGTCGTCTACCGCAAAGGCTGCGACCATCCATTTGTTGGCATCGCCGTCTTTAAGGACTACAGCACTGGCGACAACCTATGGCGCAAAATGCCAAGCGTGATGATCGGCAAGTGCGCCGAGGCGCAAGCACTTAGAGCTGGTTTCCCTGCGGATTTGTCTGGGCTGTATACGTCAGACGAAATGGAGCAAGCCGATGTGCAGCCTGTTACGGTCACTGCCACCAGCACTGCTGCACCAGCACTGCCTGCAGGTGATGACAAGGTGTTTATTGCTGGCAAGGCTGCCATCGCAAAGGCAACCAATATGGAAGCCCTAGCCAAGGTGACCGAGCGCATGGAAGCCCGCAAAGGTGACCTATCTGCTGAGCAGCAGGAGATCCTGCTAGCGCTTGCGTTGGAAAAGGAAGCCAGCTTTACCACTGCTGAAGAGGATCCATTTGATGACTGAGCCGTACCTGACGACTGACCAGCTTGCAGCGCGTTGGGGGTTGCAACCAGCAGCCATCAAAAACCAACGTGCACGCGGTATCGGCCCTAGGTACTACACCATCCCGCGTATCGGCTTTCCTGTTGGTACGCCACGGGTCCGGTATCCGCTAGCGCAAGTGCTGGCATTTGAAGAATCCAACTCCATTACACCACTGAACTAATCATGCTTAGCATCACAGCACAAGGCAACATTGGCCGCGATCCCGAACTTAAGCAGGTAGGCGCAAATCAAGTTGCAAGTTTTTCGCTTGCGGCCAGCACCGGCAAAAACGAAACAACATGGATCGAGTGTTCCGTGTGGGGCGCCAGATCAGATGTGGCAATGCGGTTCTTAAAAAAAGGCGGCTCAATTACAGTTTCTGGCCGTGGAAAAACTCGCGCTTACCTAAAAAAAGACGGCATTGCTGCATCATCTATTGAGCTTGATGTTTTTGATTTTACTTTGCCATTGCGCGCGAGCAATACCAATGATGAGGTTGCTTTCTGATGGATAAGCCCGACCTAATCGAAGCCGCCTTCCGCGACTGGTGGTTCGACTCCTACAACCGCCCGCCTAACCCCCAGGCGACTATGACGCACGTCGCCTTTGCTAATTACATACTCGCACTGCTGGAACTAACCCAAGATGTACAAACTCCTTAGCCTCGCGCTTCTACTGCTGCCCTTACCGGCAGCCGCCAGGCCAGTCACTGCAACGGTCTACGACGGCTGGTATCACGGCCGCACCACGGCTTGCGGCAGCACTTACCAGCACTGGGGCATTAGCGCCGCCCATCCTTGGCTGCCATGCGGTACGCCCGTTCAGGTCAGTCACCACGGCAAGCACCTGACCGTGCGCATCACTGACCGCTGCGACTGCAACAGCATTGACCTAAGCGCCGGCGCCGCTTACCGCCTTGGTGTACCGCTTGATGGCATTGCCACCGTACAAATCAGCTACTAATTACCCCAGCGACCCCCATGACTAATTCCATCACCCCACCGCCGGAGCTAGCCCAGCCCGAGCGGGAAGGGCCCGAGGGCTCCTACTTTACGGACGGTGACTACAACCGCGAAATCCACTACGCTTGGGAGCTGCACGACGCCGAGGGCGAATGGCAAGCAGGCGGTTCAGCTAACAGATTGGATGATGTCCGGCAAGAAGGTAGTCATTACCTGCAGACCTACTCCCAAGACGGCCCCCACAAGTTGATCATTCAGCGGCATTGCTTATCAACTATTGAAGAGGTGACCAATGGCTGACCTTTCCCCCGCCACCGCCGCCATCCTGGACGCCTATTGGGAAGCGTTCAATGCGCCGCTTGAAGGCGCCGTGCATCGACCACTGGCCGCCGCCCTGCGGGCTGCTGCTGATCAAATGAGCTGCTATCAATCCAAAAAGTTTTTGTACTCTATTGTTGACGCCATGAAGCTCCGCGCCATCGCCGCCGAGCTGGAGGGCCAATGACCCGCTGGCGCATCCTGGCCAAAGCCCTTGGCGAGAAGGGTCACCCTGACCCACGCATCGCTGATCGCATCGCCTTGGTGCGCCTTGCCATCCTGCTCAGCTACCTAACTACCAACACCGTCATCATCGCCGGGGTTATCCGGCATTGGAACCACACATGAAACCTGCTATAGAGCACGGTGAGAAATGCTACAACGCTCGCCTAACTGAAGAGCAAGTGCGCCTTGCTCGCATTTATGTAATGAAAGGCCCAGTTGGTACATTGCCGCTATGCGCTAGGCGGTGGGAAGTTGGCGTTCAGACACTACGCAATGCAGTGATCTACAAAACCTGGAAGCATATCCCACCACCTACTGCATCTGAGCTGGCTGATACGCCGCTGCCGCACTGGATTGATTCCATTGGCGCACCTCATCGTTCGCACTGCGGTATGTGCGTCCATTGGTGCAACGCCCGGTCATGCACCATGGGGATCCCTGAGGCTGGCGGCTTCTTTGCTAAGTCATGCGCGGCCTATGCCGTCACAAGCCTCGCGGACTAACCATCGAATCTGCGACTTCTGGCTAGCTTCTAGCTCCGCTAACAGCAGCGCATATTCCAGCAAGCCATTCCAATCGCCTTTGGCGTGCAATGCTCGTAATGCACTTGCATTGGCTGCGCCATGGAACTGTGCTTCCATTGTATGAACTAATGGATTCATCATGTCCCCATCATTCAAAAGCTACCTTAACGAGATTGCGCGCTATCCACTGCTTACGAGCGCGCAAGAGCTGCTATACGGCAGACGCATCGCCAGGATGCGTGAGCTGCAAGAGCTAGAGCGCCCGTTGACAGATGCAGAGCAGCGGCTAGTGCGTAGCGGCCTGCGCGCCCGCGAGCGGTTTATGCAATGCAACCTACAGCTAGTGGTACATGTAGCAAAGAAGTACGAAAACCGTAAGCGCAAATCACTTGAGATCATGGATCTCATCCAGGAAGGCAATATCGGGCTAGCGCGTGCGGTTGAGCTGTTTGATTCATCACGCGGGTACAAGTTTTCAACTTACGCCTACTGGTGGATCAAGCAAGGCATTCAACGTGCGCTATCGCAAAGCGACGCGATGATTAGATTGCCCACTGGCTTGCATGAGCTGTTGGCTAAGGTAGCTCGCACTACATCAGACCTCAGTCATTGCATCGGCCGCACACCAACACTGGCGGAAGTAGCAGATCATATCGACGTTGATGTTAATACTATCCATGATGCACTACGCCGCAGCCATGCAGTGCATAGCTTAGATGCAATATCAGCCAACAGCGAAACATTATCACTGATTGATATGATCGCCGACCCTAAGTCATTGATTGATATGAATGAACTTAGCATCAGCCATCAAGCGCAGGAGATGCTTGAGTTAATTGATAAGTATTTAGACGACCGATCTAAGTTTATTGTTCGCAGTCGTAGGTTGCAGGAGCCGCTGTGCTGGGATGAGATCGCCGCAAAACTTGGCATATCAAGAGCGCGCACGCAGCAACTTGAACGCATGGCGCTGTTTAGATTAAAGATGATGCTCAACAAAGGAAAGGAACTAAATGGCACACCACTTGGCAACTACAACCATTGAACACATCAACAGCATGTGGAGAGTATGCACTAATGGGATATGTAAAGAGCACCGGCAAGAATGGCAGGCGAAAGTTTATTACCACCAGATGATCAATAATCCCAGCGCACACGCGGCCGAGGGCTGCCAGCACGAATGCCAAGATGAATGAAGCCTTTAGTGGCACCGTAACCAAGTGAAAAGGGCCACTTAGCATCGCACCAATCTTGCACGGCCTTTACGGGTACTCCGCTGATAAAAAAATCAATGGCACCGCATCCTGGTTTATAGAGATGCTCGCTATTGCTGGCACCACCGACTGCCTTGTTCACATTTTCTGGCCTGTTGCCGCTGGTGATGATGACTGGCTTGTTACCGAATTGAGTTCTGGCTTTCTCAATGAAAACGCACAATTCAGTGCAGATGTCACATTGAGCTTGGCTGGTAAAACGCCTGCGCTCTTCATTGACGCAAACATCGCCATATGTGATATGCGGTGTAATGAACGCAGTAAAAGGCGACGCCGGAGTAAAACGCGGCGCTGATTGCTGCAATGGCGGATTGCCAGCAAATAAAGCAACTTCAGCAGCGCGACGGCGTGTAAGGCCAGCTAGCGACTTGCCGTTTGCCTTGTCCCACCTAAGCAGCTCTTGAGGTACAACCATGATGCCAGGCTCGCCAGCTAACAGCCGATTGCGCAGGGTGCTGGATTCAACAGCGCCAAGACCTACGTTGAATGCCCATGAGATCAACGCTGCCTGCTGATTGGCGCCCCATAGCTGGCTGTTGGGTAGTAGGCGGTGGATGCCATCGGCAAAACGCTGTAGGTCTTCGGCTAGCCATTGATCTGCTTGCGCTTGGCTGATAGCGGGGCCGCCAATAGTGATGCTGGGGCCAGTGCGGCCATAGCCCTGCGTCGCAACGCCAGCGGGGCACATGTACGGTTCAAGTCGGCAGCCTTCAAACTCGGCAACGATCTTGCGGGCAGGGTCAAACCATGCTGGGCGATCTGGTTGCTTGCCAGCTTGGCTCCATGTCTTAAACCACGGCTGATCCCTATTAAAGAGATCAGGCACTTGCTTTAATAACTCAGCTTCTAATTCAACGATCGCCGCCATTTGATGCGGCGTACCTTGGCGGTAGTAGCGGAATAGGTCGCTGAGCTTAATCTGACTCATCGCTTGAGGTTGCGGATAGCTGCCTTAACAGGATCATAGGGACCCAGGATGGTGCTGACCTGCGTGGCAGTAGCAATGCCGCCAATCTTTAGCTCCACGCGGAGGCGTTGGATGGGTACGTCAGGTAACGCCCCACCTTTAACATCACTGTATCTGTACTTGCGGCCTTGCAGATCAATGATGTCCTCAGGGCCAAAGTTCTTGATTACTACCTGCTGAAGGTGATTAAGTGGATGGCATTGGATGCCATGCTTTTCGGAGCACTTGGCTACGTCAATTTTATTTGTAAAAGTAAAAACATCAGGTGCGTTGTCTTTACCGAAGTCAACTGATCCGGTAGCGCGTTTGCTGATGATGACGCCTTGCGAGCCAAAGGTCAGCGTGTCAGGCCCGGTGGAACCAATGAATCGCCATGAGGTGTAGATACCGCGATCAAGGTGGAAGCCAAGGACCTTAGCTTTTGTTTCGCCTGCAGCTTGCATCTCGTCCCGCTTGCGTTGCGGGGTAGTGCGCATCTCTAGTCCCATGAGATGACTGCTTGGTGCATTTGCTTGGATCTTGACGATGCTTCCGTTCCTGTTGGTATCAAGCGCGAACGTTGAATACCCACGTTGCGTGGTATCCAGTGCGTTCCAGTTGAGTGCAACGGTGAGGATGGGCAAGATAGCGGCGGCTGGTGCTGGCATGATCGTTAGGGTTTAGTTGGGACAAGGAGACCACCGATCCAGCCGGCGGCGGCACCAACCGCTGCACTGATTGCGCTGGATTGCGCATCACAGGCAGATGGTGTGCGAACGCGGCAAGCTGCTAGGTCAATGCTACTGATGATGATGCCTGTTGCTAGTAGCCCCACTAGGCAGCGGAGGAGATAGCTGCGTTCGTTGGGTGAGGTGGTCATCTGCCTTCAAGCTTGCTGACTCGCTGCTCGACTGAGTTAAGGCGAGTGTAGGTTTCGCGTCTATCGTCTTTGATGTCGCTGTGCATTGCTTCTAGCTGTGTTGCTATGTGCTCCACCGCCGAGGTAAGGCGAATGACAGCATCACGCGCCTCATCGTTGCGCTTACCGAAGCCCATCGCACCCATCGCAGCCACGCTGATGGATGCTCCAGCGATAGCCGCGATGACCTCGATCATGGTGGCATTCTACCTACTTACATTGACCACGGCATACCCTGAGCAGTGGTCGGTGTGCGCTGCTGGTCGATCTGCACTTGTAGTGCAGCTTGAATTTCATCCACCTTTTCGGTGCCGCCGAGTTTGTCCTGCACCCAGCCGATGACAATCTCGGGGGTGAGGTCGGCAAAGGGGATAATAGCGTCTTCAGGAGCTTCAAGGCCAATGCTGCCGTAAGCGCCGGCAGAGTAGGTGCCGTCATTGGCATCTACGGTGTAGTGGGCAGTGAAAACAATGCCGTCAGCAGCATGACGCTCAAGCTGGGCAATGTTCCAAGTGGTGATAGTAGCCATGGGAAAATCAGTGATGGAACGATTGTAGCAGGATAGTAGAGAGTAGGTCTAGCGGGCCTAGCTCAGGCGGTAGAGAGTGAAAGCGTTAGCCCCAGTGCGCCGTAGCGCATAGCGAGCAGAAGTAAGTGTGGCCACAGTCAGAGAGCCCACAGTGGTGTTGCCATTGGCTCCCACGGTAAGGGCGTTCGGTCCAGTGTTGATCACACTAAACTCAAAGGTCATGTTGGTGTAGATGCCGCTGAAGCCAGCCTCAATGTCTGTACCCGTAGGTAGCGTCATCGTGACGGCTGCTGCGGTTGTGCTGGTGATGATGCCAGTCTTGAGGTTGGCAGCAGTGATGGTGGCCGTAGTATTAACGGTGGCTGGTGCGGCCTGGTTGTAGGCACGAACGCGGTCGTTAGTAATGCGGAAGGCTTCAGTTGGTGATGCCGAGCCATCTGCCGTAGTGGAGAACACTAGGCGGCCTGGCATGTCGTTGGTGCCGGGGGTGCCGTCTACTTCAGCATGAACTCTTGCAGCAGGTATCGGAGCAGTGCCATCAGACCCGCCAAAATAAATCTCGCCCAACGTATCGTTTACTTGAACAACCGTTTGACCATTGACCGTCCCCGAACGAGATTTAAGAAAATCTAAACGTGCTGCGAATTGATTATTTACATAGCAGCCAATGACTTGGGGGGCAGCCCCTCCAGCAATAGCTAATTTGTCAACAGCAGTGCCAAAAAAAGTGGTAAGCGCACTAGACGTCCCCACCAAGAGCCTGCCGGAGCTGTCGATGCGGGCGGATTCTGCGGTGTTAATCTTGGCAATGAAGGGTGCGGTAGCTGCGGCAGAAGTGAGAGTTGTGGTGCCTGCGCTATCAATCCTCATCCGCTCCGTAAGACTTGCACTACCATCAGCAGTGGTGCTAAATATCAGACGCCCTGGCATGTCGTTAGCGCCGGGGGTGCCGTCTACAAAGGCATTGATACACGCAAGGTTGATCGGCTGCGTTCCGTCTGCACCGGCAAAAGCAATTTCTCCGACGTTATCACCGGACTGAACCGCTGTATTCGAGCCAAGCGTCGCACCTCTACTCTTTGCCAGAACGAGAAAGCCTCTTGCAAAAGCGTCGTTAAAATTGGCTACAAATGTCGCACCCGTATTATCAACTTTTTCTATTTGTAAAATATTACCGGTAATGGTTGACCCATAGAACGCTGTACGCGCACTAGACGTACCAACTAAGAGCCTGCCGGAGCTGTCGATGCGGGCGCGTTCGCTTACCGCTCCACTGCCTCCTGTATGTATAGCCAGCGCACCGCCACTGCCAGCAGGAATCAATAGTTTGCCAAAATTGATAGCACCGATATTGAAATTAAATGCCCTAGTTGAATCCGCCCCTGATCCAGGATCGAACTCAATAGTTCCTCCAACTACGTCAAGGCGGCCATTAGGACTCGTAGTGCCAATCCCTACGTTGCCTGCGGCGTTAATTCGCATCCGCTCCGTAGGACTAGCCGCACCATCTGCCGTAGTGGAGAACACTAGGCGGCCTGGCATGTCGTTCGTGCCGGGGGTGCCGTCTACTTCGCAGCGAATAAGACCAGCAGGAATAAAGTTTGTGCCATCTGCACCATTAAAATAAATATCCCCAAGGTCGTCGCCATCCGTTACGGTAGTATTTGTTCCTACAGTTGTTCCACGAGATTTGCTTAGGTCAAGACGCGCAGCAAATGCATCGTTTGCGTAACTGAAGAAAGAGACTGGACCCGAGGTTGTTGTTGCAATCTGAAATCTCGGAGATACCGTTCCAAATGCAGAAGCAAGGGCACTAGACGTCCCCACCAAGAGCCTGCCGGAGCTGTCGATGCGGGCGCGTTCGGTGTTATTGGTAAACAGCGAAAGCGAATGATTACTGATTGTGCCGATGATGCCAACATTGCTAGCGGCAAGGGGCAACAGCCTGAGATCAACAGTCGAGTCAACGGTTCTTATCTGGCCGACAACATCCAATGGCACTGCAGGGCTAGTAGTGCCAATCCCTACGCGGCCTGCGTTTGTGATACGCATTGCCTCAAACATTGTTGCAGCGGCTCCAGCGGTGCCGGATGCTGACGAATACTCAAATACATGCTCACCACTTGTATTTTGATAGTAGTTACTTGCATAGCTAGATCCGATGAACTTATTGCCCCCATCGTTGTACAGGTTCCGGGAAAAAAGCGTAAATCCGTTAACTCCGCCAGCAAACCAGTTGCTAACAGCTCCATTTAACTGAATTGCCGTACGTGTGCCAAATGCACTTGGCGCTGAAACCAGTCCAACATTCCCGCTCGCATCAACAAACAACCGCCCCGTGCCGGCTGTCGCCAGTGCCACCTGATCAGCGCCGGGGCTGTAGATGCCGGTGTTGGGGTCGCCAAGTATCGAAAGTGATGGAGATGCAGCTATACCTGAGGCGATCACTCCAGAAGTAAAGGTCGCAGTAGCGCCGCTTAGTGTGACAAAATTACCACTAGTAAAACTTGACTGGGTACCTGTTATTGTTAATCCAGATACTTGAGTTGTAAAAACACCAGACACAAAGTTAGCTGTTGCACCTGTAACAGTAACTCCCGTAAGAGATGTAAAGTTTCCGGTTACTGAGTTTACAGTGGTTCCATTTACAGTGGTTCCGGTAATTGTTGTACCAGTAAGACTTGTAAATGTTCCAGTGGTTGAACTGATAGTTGTTCCACTAATAGTTGTTCCGGTAATTGTTGTACCAGTAAGGGAAACAAAAGTACCGCTAGTGAATTGGGCCGTAGTGCCAGTGATGGTCGCGCCTGATACCCTAGTTGTAAAAACACCAGACACAAAGTTGGCTGTTGTTCCTGTTGTAGTTGTTCCCGTAAGAGACGTAAATGTGCCGCTGACACCTTGAACTGTGGTTCCCTGAACGGTATTTCCCGTAACAGTAGCCCCAGAAACTGTAAAGTTTCCGATCAAAGTGGCTCCGGAGATTACACCACTTACCGCAACACCGCTAGTAATAGCTCTATAAATACCAGATGCAGTTACATTCTGATCGGCGCCGCCGTTATCAAAAGTAATATTATCAACTTTTACGGTACCGTACGGCATGTCTTCACTGCTTTTTTCTTATTCTAACTTAACCAATTAAGGAAGGATAATTAATGGTCCTTGGATTATAAAACCAGAAGTACCACCGGACACAACTCCTGAACATACTATAGCGGCAGTCGCACCAGAAGGAGTAGTAAGTGTGATTGTTGCACCTGTAATTGAAGTAAATAAACCACGGGTACCCGTTACGGTATCTCCACTTACACTTGTCGTAAAGGTACCAGAAACACCAGTTACATTTGAAAAAGATCCCGTATTACCTGTTACTGTAGCCCCACTAACTCTAGTCGTAAAGGTACCGGAGACTCCCGTTATATTTGAAAAGGAACCTGTGTCGCCAGTAATAGTTCCCCCGCTGACCCTAGTAGTAAAAGTACCTGATACACCAGTTAAGTTTGCAGCATTTACGGTATTACCTGTTAAAGTTGTCCCCGAAACTAATGTTGTAAATACGCCCGAAACAAAATTGGCAGTAGTACCAGTGGTGGTTGTGCCTGTAAGAGATGTAAAAGTACCTGTGACAAAACTCGCGGTAACACCCGTGGTCATCGTGCCTGTAAGGGAAATAAAAGTACCTGTTGTAAATTGAGCAGTTGTTCCAGTTACTGTGCTCCCACTTATTGTTCCTGTGACAGTTAAACCAGAAGAAATAATTGCGTTGCCTAGTGTTTCCGTATTTCCTGAGAAAGTTAAATTACCACCAAATGTTTGGTTTACGGCAAATAAATTTTCAAAAACTCCGCTGAGGCCTTGTATTGTATTGCCTGTTATTGTGGCGCCGCTTAAGTTTTGAAATACACCTGACGTAAAACTAGCCGTAGTACCTGTTGTAGTTGTTCCTGTTAAAGAAGTAAATACTCCAGTTATATATGTTGCAGTTACGCCTGTAGTTGTAGTTCCTGTTAATGAAGTAAAAGTACCTGTTGTGGCACTAACCGTAGTACCAGTAAATGTAGTTCCAGTTAAGGAGCTAAACGTTCCCGTTGTTCCTTGAACGGTTAATCCAGATACTGTTGTAGTTCCAACTACTGTTGCACCAGTTACAGATTGAAAGTTACCGGTGGTTGCGTTAACAGTAGTGCCAGTTATTGTGGCACCAGATAGCGAAGTAGTGAAAGTACCAGTTACACCGGTAACACTTTGAACGTTACCTGTTGTGAAGTTGGCAGTTGTACCTGTTACCGTAGTACCACTCAGATTTACAAACTGACCAGTAACGCCTGTTACCATTGTTCCGGTTAAAGACGTAAAGCTTCCTGTTGTTGACGCGACCGTTACTGCGGTAATTGTTGTGCCAGTAACTGTGGTTCCGGTAAAGGATGTAAAGACACCAGTAGCAAATCTGGCGGTTGTACCTGTTACCGTAGTACCACTTAGGGTTCCCGTTACATTAACACCAGCCGCAAAAACAGCTGCACCGCTTACTCCCAGTGTACCTGTAACTGTTAAGTTTCCGCTTATGTTTTGCGTTGTCGCATTAACAACTTGAAAAGTACCAGTGGTGAAGTTTGCGTTTGTTCCAGTGATGGTTGCACCTGAAACGCGGTCAGTAAAGGTGCCGCTTACACCAGTAATATTGGAACCCTGGATGGTATTTCCAGTTACTGTTGTGCCACTTACTTTGACAAAATTACCGGAGGTACCATTGATAACGTTTCCTGTTACCGTTGCGCCAGACACAACCGTCGTGAAAATACCACTAGCGTAAGTAGCTGTTGTACCGGTTAACTGTGTTACTCTTCCTGAGATTGCATCGATTGTTGTTGCTGCAACCAGTGTGCCAGTTAACGTGACACCACTCAGTGTCCCATTGAGCCTTAAATCATTCTGAACAAAAACGCCACTAAAAGTAGCAAGAGCAGAACCTGTAATACTTGTGAAGTTACTGGTACCTGAAACCGTCAGGCTTCCGTTGATTACTATGTTTCCACTAAAAGTATCACCGGAAATACTGGGATAATATATGTCTAAATAATTTCTAAACTCTGTAAACGTAATTTTTTTATTACGTAAAACAGGGTCAACTTCAAATACGTGAACAAGTGTCAATAGATCCTGGTCAACGATATCCGCTGCAGGAATACTAGGAAATTCAGAAATCCTTCTATTAGCCACTTAACTCGTACAGATACCCTTAAAAGAATTATAGGCGTCCCTTACTCAGTCTTATTTCATCTTAATCTCAATGCGTGGCAAGGTATTGGTAATAAAATTAACAGCAAACTGAGTTCCAAATACAATGCCACAAGACAAGGCAAGCATAAGAATTATTTCAGCAACAGTCAGAGGACGCTTGACGTATACAACTTGTTCTAGCGGCCTTCCAGGGGGGATAGGTTGTGCTTGCTGTTGTTGATATACCTGCATAATTGCGGACTCCCTTGCACGAGCTTTCATTTGCTCTAGTTGTTCAGGCGTGATCTGCCCAACCAAACCCTGTGAAGCTGGAGGAAAATTACTAGCGGGAATTTGTTCTTCCATGGATCATGCAAAACGCCTAATAAAACTGTAGCATTTAATTAAACGGACTGCATTATGACTACACCTTTAAAAAAAAGTCTGGAAGACATCGCCTTTGAATTACGTGGCATCAAGCATGTTTTGTCAAGCATGTGGCATTCACGCTACAAGAACGAGGATACTGACCAAGTAAGCCCAGAGTTTTTTGCCGATGAGTACGTATCTACCGAAGAGTGCGCTCGCCGCCTGGGCGTAACAGACCAAACAATTCGCAACTGGATTTTGGTAGGTAGAAGGGAGCCTGACAAAGGATGGATCCAAGGGGTGCATTACATCATGATTAATCCTTTAAGCAAGAAACAAATCATTCGTATCCCTTGGAATCGATTAATTCTTTCCTATTCAAAAGGAGAAGAGCCAACATTGAGATCTTTTGACAAGGGGCATGCGTTATATCAAGATCATCGTGGCAAAAAAGCTGATCACATTCCAGATCCTACAAAGCCTCGTATCGATATGGAAGATGAAGAAAGTGACGATACCCTTAACACGACTTTTGTTAAGGCCTGGGTTGACGAGGCAACTGAGCAATGATAGTCACTAGATTTGCTACGTTTTCAATTGAAGACATAACTATTGAAAACATTTCTAGTATCTTGCCTGAGTCACTTTACTTGCAAGTCGAAATGTTCCTGCCTCCCAGTGGTTCATTTAATGACGAGTGCTTGCAGCGATACTTAAAAAACCTAAAGGATTACGAAGAGGAAGACCCACACTCTTCTATGACCTTGGCAAATCGATTGCGATTAGCTTTTGTGGATATGGACCCCGATACGATATGTGGTAAATTCCCCACAGCAGACTTACCTTTGAAAAGGAGGTTGCGTTGTGTTGCCGAGTATTTAATTCGGGCCGGGGAATTTGATAAACTAAGGGATGAGAACGGAAAACTTGTCAAAAAAAGAGGGGTACTTGGCAAGTTAGTTGTTTTGTACCAGCCCCTTCCAAGACTCCAAGAAAACTTACAACGGCAAGGATTGTTACCCCATGAATCGAAGAGAGCAATTAATCAGCAAAACTCTTAGCCCTTCATTAGATGAGAAGGAGGCTAAGATGCTGGACACTACCATGCGCTTGATTTTGGGCGACATGGGAGAAATGTACATGAAATTTTGGGAGACAGAAGGACCAGGAGTTATGTGCTTTCAGCCAGACTCTGATCGCTCTATGTTCTTTTTGACTTTAGAAGAAATACACGCCGCAAAAGAAAAGGAAGAACGCGATAACAATGGAGACCTTGCAGAGAGTTTTCGTCGAATCCTGGAGGCCGCACAAAAAATTGATCCAGCGGAAAAAGCTGGTTACATCATCAATGATGAAGTGGGCATTCGCTATTTGGAAATAGACTATAACCAAGGGATTAAGAAGTAATGCCCGCTTTTGTTGGTAACAAACAAGTCGAAGCTTACGAGTGGATAACCAATCGTGACTTAGTTGATTCCGCTCATCTTTTGATGGGTGGCATTGATCTTGATCCAGCCAGTTCCCAGATGGCTAACACATATGTAAATGCAAAAAACTTTTACACTGTGATGGATGACGGATTGAATGACCAAGATTGGCACGGAAGTGTCTACTTGTTTCCACCAAATAAAACTTATTTTTGGAATGCAAAATCGTATAGGTGGAAAGCAACTAGGGGCTTGTCACCTACGTTGATATCAGGCCATGCGCTCTGGTGGCAGACATTAAAAAGAAAATGGTTGAGTGGTGAGGTTGACCAAGGTCTTTACTTTTCTAATTGCCCTGATATGTTTCAATACTGTCAAGATATCTTTGACCATCCGGTATGCATCTTGCGTACACGTCCCGTACTCCTTCAACATTTCTTAGCAAGTGACGAAATCAAATCTCGAAACACTTGCATCTCTTTTGTGGTATACCTCCAGCCTAAGGAATATACCTCTGATGCTACTCAAAATTTTATTGATATTTACGGCGATAAGGGCAAACTCCTCTGCTGAGTCGGTTAAACTGATCAAGCTTGACTGACGTTATGAGCATTCTTTCCGACCGCGAAATCAAACACCTGGCACTTGAGCAGGGGATGATTCAACCCTTTCAGGACCGTCTCATTAGTGAGGAAGGTGGGAGGCGCCTTCTTAGCTACGGACTTAGTTCTTATGGATACGATATCCGACTTTCGCCTAAGCAGTGTTTAATTTTTGGTGGTGTCCAGAGAGGAGATTGCGATCCTAAAGCTTTTGATCCGGAGATTTTAAAGCCTGCCGACTTACTAGAAGATGAGAAGGGACAGTATTTTTTGATTCCGCCCTATGGCTACTGTTTGGGCGTAGCCGAGGAGTATTTGGAACTACCTGCTGATGTAACCGTTGTCGCTGTAGGCAAGAGCACTTATGCACGTTCAGGTATTCTTGCTAATATCACACCGGCCGAATCCACTTGGAGCGGCCACTTGACACTTGAAATCAGTAATTGCACTGCCTTGTTTAATCGTATTTATGCCAACGAAGGGATCTGTCAACTCCTTTTCTTTCGCGGCAATCCTTGCGATGTAACTTACAGTGATCGCAAGGGTAAGTACAATGATCAGCCAAAGGAAGTAGTCTTCAGTCAGGTTTAAAAACCTCTGAAGGTACCAGAGAAAGCACCGGGCTTTCGTGCATAGTTGGTACTTCCTACTGTACCAATAGCATCTCCCATACTCGGAAGCTGTGTCCCATCAATCACGGCTTCCGTTCTTGGGGTTTTACCACGAATAGTGGGCTCAGCAATTTGAGTTCTCTGGCGGTATTCTCCTGCTGTCCTGGCAGCGGCCATAAATTTCTTTACACGGTTCTGTTGAACCTCGTTGCCGGTATCTGCGCGATCTGCAAAACCTCTTTCAGTTTTATCCAGGTGCCGTGTATCAGTTGCGTAAGCACGTTCCGGATGTAAATCTGAATTATCACCGCCAGAACTACCTGCGTCCTGACGGGGATCGTAAGTGGGCTCAAAGAATCTTGCCATGATAATATTGTAATTGAAAGAATTTAAACCCAGATATCTTCATGATGCATTCCGCCCCATCTCCGGATGCGTTTTTAGATCATTTTATTGTTAGCGACAGCGAAGTCAAGAATCGTTGCTTAAGCCCACTTGATTTTGGTGGTGAGCTAGATAATGAAAACAATGACGTCCCACTAAATGACATGTATAATCGAGGTTTGGCACTGACCCAACAAGGTCGCGAGCGCCAGAATCTCCAAATTGAAGGTGGACCACGATGCGGACTAACGGGTTTAATTCCGAGTGCGGAGGAAGGAATGATGATGGGTGCTCAACCACAACCCCGCAGCTTGATCTTGGAGTTGGATGGACCGGACTCGAATCAGATCGAAATGTCGAAAAAACGCCGTGGTTTAACCCGGTAGAAGGGGAGTGTAAAGACGGATTTTGTCCCATGCCTCAACGTAAAGTTGACATGGTAAATCACCCACCACACTATTCCAACCCAAATAAAAAACTTGAAACTATCGATAAGATAGAGGATGCGGTTCAGTTTGCACCTAATCCTGTTCTTGGTGGTCTCCAGTGGCAAGTGCTGAAATATATGGACAGACTCTGGGACAAAGAAAACCCTAAGCAGGATGCTCAAAAAGCTCTCTGGTATCTTGAAAGACTAATCGCCAAACTTGACTAGAAGGGACTCAGTTCCTTTCTTAACTCGTCATTGTCGTCATCTTCGTCATCATCGTCGAACTCGTCAGCACACATCAATGCCAACTCAGTTAATTCAAGCTGGGTTGGCATGTCCCACTCAAGTTCGATACTTTCATCTGCCAAAATATCTTTGATTGCTGCCCATTCAATCATTCGACGATGATAGAGGTTCAGAAGGGCAGCATATAGCTGATCCCAAGTCATTTCTTGGGCCTCCAGCTCTGCCTTACGCATAGCAAACTGCAGTTGCAGAGGGAGTTCTAGCTCTCTTGGATTGACTGTTTCTTCCATTTGCATGCGAATAACCTAGAAATATTCTAGGTCCTGTTATCGATCACACCAGTAGCCTATCACTTTCCAGGTAATCGATGTGGTACTCATCTAAGATAAATTTATTGGCAAACGCTGCTAGAACATAAGGATTTAACTGCTCTTCAAGCTGCCTAATGGCATTGAGCTGCCTGGGAGAAGCCGTGTAGTTACGGAAAGCTTTGAGAAGAATATCACTAGAAACCAGAACGGTATTTTTAATTTCGCTTAAAAAAAGCAAGGATTCTTCTCGCCGCCTGTCAATAAGGCCTCCAATTGTGCGGTCATAGTCGTCAAAAATCCAACGAGATATTTCTGCTGTCGCACCAGGCCAGTTCTCTCCTTCAATAAGATCAATGAGGTTACTGTATAAAAAAGAATCCCATCCAACAGAGTGGATAAATGAAATCAATGCTTCTCGCATTGATCCATCAATGCCCAGATTTAAACGTGCAACATCCTCTTCAATGATCCCTACATCATGCTGCAGATACTCCAGTGCCTTTTGCCTGGAACAACACTGACCTTTCTTTACTGCTGCTCCATCTGGGTAATATTGAGACCCATAACCAAACGTATAGGGTGCTCCACCAGTACTGGAATCAGGATAAGCACACTCACTGTATCCCTCATACTTCTTAATAATGTCAATTGCCCGCGCAAAAGAAGACATAAGACATAACTCAGTTACATCCCATGATAAACATATATTACTTAAAGGTGTTAGCCCTTTCCTTGCCCACGGGATTTTTTTCTCCCGTGATTAGGCTTGGAGTTCATACCTTGACCCTGCCTAGTTCCTTTGGGGCGGCCTTCTTTCTTTTGAAGAGTTGTTTTTACTTTGTTCATTTAAGTCACCATTTTTCACGATCAGCCCAGTATGCGGCTGACATTTTTCCTTTAGCTATATTTTTTGCGTGTCTAGCTTTAAAGCTAGCACGTTTTTGTTTCATGCGATCAGACTCACCTTCCTTTGGTTTACCAGCGGTCTTAGCTCCTTGTTCACCAAAGCGTATCAACTTTTCTTTACCTCCTTCACAAGCTTTTACAATATGACTTTTGGTGGGATGACCAGGAGTTTTTTGTGGTTTATTGCATGCCATCTTGCTTTTTTGATAACGCTTGGCAGCACTAGCAGCTTGTTTTCGTTTGTCTACCATTGGAAATTAAAAAGACCAGAAGACGAGGATCCTTTTTCTTCTGCTTCTTTTTCAGCGTCTCCAAATAGTGTAGAATAACTATTCTCTTGCGAGCCTTTTGTTGATTGTTTTTGGGTATCTGAAAATAAAGATCCAATTGAATCCATTGTTGCAAAAGGATCCGATGTATCTATATCAAAACCTAGGCCACTATTATCACCTTTTAACACATCAGATATTAGTTGTTGATCAGCTCTATCAACATCTGGCATAAAATCATTGTAGAATTCATCTTCACTTCCTTCATACCCAGAGTTTTTAAACAAGTTGTAAAGAGTTGTTTCTTTGCCCGTGGATTTAGTAACATCATCAATATCTCTTTGTATGTATTCAATGCCTAAGTTTTTTTGAGTTGGTGTTTTTTTCTGTTCGTTAAGTTGTTTAATAGCGGCTCTAATATCTTCGGCTGGCGCAGTCCTGGTTGCGTTAAGAAGTAGACCCTTGACTTCTTCTATCGATTTATTTGTACTATCAATGCCGTGCTCTTTTAAAGCTTTTTCCCAAGCTTCTGGCGTTTTTAATGGGTCAATGTTACTAACAAGTTGATCAGCTAACTGGTCTGATGTCATGAATTGTAAAAATACGCTGTCACCAAAAGCTTCTTTAGCTTCTGAAAGATAGGGTGTTAGTTCATTGTTAATGTAATTAAAAAGATCTGCATTTGTTGGCTTGTCAGAAGATGGATCAAACCCACTTGGTTTTCCTACAACCTCGTAATGAAGTTTTGCAAATTGATCTTTATTATTAACATTTAAACCATATTTATACGCCCATTGATCCCATGTCATACCATTGACTAGAGCAGTTGATTTGGACTTGGCTTGATCCCAAGCATTAGCGACATTTGTTTTTTGGGTTGTATACAGACTTGTTTTTGCGTCGTTTCCAGTGGGGTCAAAATAGAAACTTGAATCAAAGTAACCCTTGCTTTGAGCGGCTAACTGGCCCAAAAAAGAGTCTGCTTTTTGCATACCCAGCTCTTTAAGCTTGTTGCTTACTGTTTGCGTTTGCAGGATGTTTTGTTCACCATCCTGTACGTCCATATAACTGATAAACTCTGACATTGATTTAGAGTTATCAAAGCGTGGTTTTAAATAATCATCAACAAAAGTTTTAGCAAATTCTTTATCAATTGCATATTTTTTTTCTGCATCATTTGGATCTGTAATTTCAGTTAAGTTTTCATATTTACTGGCTAGACTTTCATCAAACCATTTTTGCCAGTTGTAAGAGACTGAATCTTTTGTCCCTAGTAGTGATTGAATACCTTCTTCCAGCCCCTTTGCTGTTTCTCCTTGACCAGCCAGTGTTAACATACCCCCAATGCCAGTATCACCTAACAAAGAATTAGATAATGTGGATTTAAAATTCATAATCTCATCAAAGCCAGGCATTCCGGCAAACATGTCATATTTACTTTCTTGTTGACGCGCTTTATTGACTTCCGCTACTGTGTTCTTCAATACATCTTGAAGTAAATAGTTAAATTTATTTTGGTTTTCTTGGTTAACAATTTGTTCAATTGTTGCGTCAATGGGAGCCTTGCCTACCGTGGATCCTATTCCTAAAATGGTATCCCTAAATGCTTGTTTTTCAGCATCAGTAAGCCCTTGCCTTGTTTCTTCATACGTGCTCGCTGCGGATGCTGCTTCCTCAGCGTTACCCCTAAGCCCACTCGCTTTGCCTGTAGTTGAATAGTGCTGATGAAGAAACGTATTTTGATCATACCTTTTTGTAATGTCTACATCAGGTAAAGTAATTCCTCCAAAGGTAACTCCAGTTGCTGCACTTGACCATTGATTTAAAAGGGCAGGGTTTTGGCTTGCATAATAAGCGGCGTTAAATGTCCCGGCGGGGGGATTCAAGCCTTGAGTTGTTGCACTCCAGGGGGTGGTTACATTTTTGGAAACATAAAAATCAGTTACTTTATTCAGTTCTCCATTTGGAATCAACGTGCTTAAATTGCTTGCTCCTTGACTTTTCGCAATTGATTCTAGTATTTGTTTGTAGCTACCAGGGGTAGACGTATTGAATGAGTTCGCGAGAGATGTGAATAATGTGTTTTGTGCAGTGTTGTCCCCACTGGTTACTGTGAGCAGCGGAGCGTCTGTCGCTGTTTTACCGATAACAAAAGTTGCAGCGGGCATCAAGAAGCTCTTTTAATTAAACATAGAACGTCAGACAACTCAATTATTTCAGTTGTCATCCAGTTCTTTATTTTACTTAGTTTTTCCTCTGAAAAGAAATTTTGTTTTTTATACCAGGGTTCCATTTCGGTACTTGCTTTATCTTGGTTACACCTCCTACAACAAGGAAGCAGGTTGTGCCTGAAAGAAAAGCCAGACTTAAAACGTGGGATTATGTGATCAAGGCTTGTTGCTATGCCACCACAGTAGCCACATGTATTGTCCCAGGCTTTGTATATGTCATCTCTAAATCGCTTTTTCGCTAGCTTTGGAGTTAATTCAACGAGAAGTGCAAGGGGCTCATGCTCACTCGCAAACATGCTCTTCGGTGCTGTTGCTTTATTTTAAGAGCACCTAGTCAAGATCAAAGCTAAAGGTTTGGTTAAACCGCTTGACACGGGGCTACGGGCATGTAAGGTGCTGTTGTACTGCCACGCAATTCCATGGGTAACAAGTCAGGCTGGGTCACGGCCAACAAAGCATGCGAGCTTCTCCAGCTCGACAAAAAAACACTGTTCCGCATGCGAGACACAGGTATCCTTCACCTGGGACCTCACTACGCAGCTTTTAATGACACGTTCTCGCGTGACTCATATCGTTGGAACGTAGCAAAAGTACGCAAGACTTTGGCTAAGCTAGAGCAAGCGACGCTAGCCGCTGCTTAACTTACCGTCTTCAATGTAGCTACCAGCAGTCGTCATTAAGTTGGCGGCTGTTTTCATATGTTTAAGTGCTGGGCCCCACACCGCTTGCAAAAGCTCCCCAGGCAAGCCCAACGGCTTGTATGGTAGATAGTTCGCCTGATGCGTAGGGAAGGTGTACAACGTCCCCTGGGGTGTACACAATAGGGTTCCCACTAAAAGACACAGGACTGAATCCGAACTGACTACGACTTAACTGCTCTTCAGATGTTACGTACCGTGTTTCAACCACATCACCAAATTCAACTGTCATGTGAAAGAACCATCTTTATTTTGAAGGGAAAAATTCTGTAGTCTAATAAAACTGGTCGGTATGTTCAATAGTTTTTGTAGCATTGGCAACAATTGCGGTGATTGTAAATTCTTTGGTGGCATATCCATATATGACAAACCTTTAACAGAATTCATGTAATCAGTATTTGTTTTGACGTTGGTAACCTCTTTAGTTAACCGTTGCTCCCAGTTTACGATTCCCTCGTCCATATCTACGGGGAGATCCGATGGTTCAGGTAACAAGATACCCTCCTGAAAGCGAAGAGCGTAAATATGCTTGCAATATCGCATCTCGTCTAGCAATGGACTCCAATAGTCACTGAAGGAAATGATTTGGTTGTCTTTAGCTTTGTAGTCAACAAAGGTAGCAGGTCCTTCTGATGCACCTGGAGAACTTGTATTCCTTAAGTAACGGCCGCCAAAGTCACGAAATAAACCTGGGTTATCTACTGATTCAAATGTAAGCGCAAGATCACGATTGTTATTTAATTCTGTGTCAACGTTGTTGTTGACATTACCAAAGGAATCAGTTAAGACTTCATGTCTACCAAACTTTAAACCTGCAGGACGAGTATATGGAAATCTCTTTGTTGTTTGCGCTTCATTTCTTTTACTGAAATCAGCGTAACTACGTCGGCTAAAGTCTTGGCAAGTACATGCGTATCTACTACCAAGAATTAAAAAACGATTAAAGGCTGGTGGGCGAGTAGCTGGAGTTACGAAAACTCCGTCAATTGTAGATTCAAAAGAGCCATTTTTCTGTAGTTTTAAGACGCCGTTGTCTTGATCAATGTCAATTAAAAGAGCTTGAACATATCCATACTTAGTGTCAGTAGCTGGATCTTTTGATGCAGCAGTAATAGGAATACCTTCTACCGTTAATACGCGATCTTCAACTACTTCTCCAATGAGTGGTTTAAGAGCTGGCCCACCGTTAACCCCTGGTATGTACAAAGGGGCTGGTAACGGGTTGATAGAAGACCAATTCCCGGCAAGCTGTACGTACCAGTAGTCGGCATCTTCAGTGTAAGAGTCAACTCTTGCCCTTGTTCCTGTGCTGTCAATTACGTTATCAAAACGAAGTAGAGCACTAACGCGACACCCTGTCCAGTGAATACCAAACTCTCTATTAGAAGTAGGAAATCCTTGTAATACGCCAATAATTACAGGGTCATTACCAGGAGCAGGAGTAGTTCCTTCTGGAACTGGTAAGGTGTAACGAAAGGGAAAATTATATGATTTTTGGATTCCTACTGTAACAGCAATTTCATAACCACGTCTCCAACGTGTCCATGCAGACTCTCGGTCCATGGCAACGATGGAGTTCGGTACTGAACCCCTGGAGAATTCAGTAGTAATACGTTTGATAGCACCAAGTTTGTAATCGGTCTGGTTGTTAAAGGTACCAAATTTACCCCCAACTCTTTGTACCATCTTTAATAGAAACCGCCCTGCGCATAGACATGTGCTCCTGGCAGATAACCAGAGATATTAGGACCATCGGCAAACACACCAACGTATACGCGATCACCACGCTCTAGAAAAATGCCTTTATTGCGTAGTGGTGCTGTTTCACCAAGGCCGGTAGTATTACCTGCACTCATAACAGGAGCAGATAAAGCTGGCATTACATCACTACAATCAACTTGTTGCGTATTGGCCGGAACCTTCTTAGTAAACAACACCTTGTAGTCGCCACTCGCGGGAATTGGTGTAGTGGTACCTCGCGTTTGGTAGAAGACAAAATTTACGGCTGGTTGATTAGCGTAAATTGTTCCACCATAACTGAAGCCAGAGGTAACACCCGTTGAGTAAAGAATAGCTGTGTTGATTCCCGTAAGAGTACCTGATCCTGTGTAGGTGTAAAACCCAGCACCAGCAAAAGGTGCTCCTGCTCCAGTAAGAATACCGGTACTTACGATTTGTGCAATCTGACCGCTAACAAAACTAATGGGAGTACCAGAGGTACCGGAGCTTACCGTGTGATCTACGTCACGGTAATCATCGTTGCGGATAATGGTAATGGAATCAATTACGCCGCCACTATTATTATCTTCACTGAGGTTGGCATCCATGTCCACCAAAATAGCTGGGGCCTGACCACCTTGTACAACCAAAGTATTTGCTGCACCAGCGATTTGAGTAGTTACTCGAACCGAATCAAATAGAGGCCGGTCAATTAGAAGGGGTTGCTTGTTGGTACTAGTACTGGCTATTTGACTAAACACCCTGTCTCTGGTAGATTGACAGGGGCCTCCGAAAACTTCTTTTATTCTAATGGTACAAACAACTTTCCAGTGCTTCCTTTGTGGTGTTTTTTATGAACGCAGTGGCAACACGGCAGCATGGCATAGAAAACGGTTGCGCGACAGAGGATATACGTTTTGCTCAAAAGAATGTGGTTCTTTTAGGCATGGAGGATACAAAAATAAAACAAGTGAGTACGCTTCTTGGAATGCAATGAAAGATCGTTGTAACAATAAAAACTCCACAGCATACGCACGATACGGCGGACGGGGCATTACACACGATCCAGCCTGGGCCGATTTTAAAAAGTTTTTAGAGGATATGGGTCCTAAAGAAAACCCAAAACTAGAACTAGAACGTATTAACAACGATAAAGGTTATTACAAAGCGAATTGCCGCTGGGCTACACACAAAGAACAGACACGTAATCGTGGGGGTAAACGAGCAACACGGCTTTATACTTTCAATAACAAAACCATGTGTATTGCAGACTGGGCAAAAGAAGTGGGCATCAGCCCACAGTCAATGCAAAAAAGACTAAACAAAGGATGGGATTTGGATAGAGCCTTAACCCCACCCCTTAACAATACTTAACTGCCTACCAAGCTTCCCTTCCTATTAAAGCAGGGAAGGGAAGACTAACCCAGGAAGACCACGCGAGAAATCGTCAACAGTAGTGTTGGGATCTGTAGGACCAGATAGTACATTCAAGAGTTCATTGTTCAACAATTTACTGATGGGAGATTGATAGTTAGCATTCTCCAAGAAACTCTTTTGTAACATCTGCTGAAATAAATCCGACTTCTTCGGGTCACTTGTTCCTGCAGTGGTTGCTGCAGATGCAATCTGCCCCTGCCCTGGAAGATCACCAAGAACACGTTGAGCATTTGCGTACAAATCACCACCTTGCTTAAAGCGTGGTAGTGCACCAGCAACTGAAGTCCCAAAGGAATCTTTGGCGTTCAAAGAGACATTCGGATTCCCACCTAAGACAGTTGCATAAGCACGATCAATTCCCATCTCACCTGGCTTAAAGCCACGGTCAAGAAGAAATTGAACAGCTTGTGGCATCTGTTCAGCACGGGTGTATTTACCCATGCGTGAAGGATCCAGGTACTTCTTTTGTTCAGAAGGACCAAATTGAATCATCCCATAGTAGTTGCCGCCAGCACCACCCCGAATATTGGGGTCCATGTTGACGCCTGACTCTAAGGAAAGGAATGCTCCCAGTTCGTATGGATTTAATTTTAGACGTTGAGCAGCATTAAAAATTGCCTGGCGATCAGCCGTAGGTAAAATGCCAATCTTGCTTCCAGACATCGACGGTACCCTATTCTCCTACCCAATTTGAATTTGCCTTAAGACCGGGAACAAACACTGCTTGAAGAGCTACGACTAGACTCAGTTTTGCGGTAAGTCGACGGACAAAATTAGGGCAAAGAATCATTGGTTTTTAGCAACAACACTGGTCTCCGTAGATCTTGTGATCTGTTACCCAGTAGGTGGACTTACACACTAAGGTGCTGCCAAGTGACTCTACTTTAACAAAAGTTTATTTTGCGCCTGCTTGTTTTAGGAGCTGCTCTTGATAAGCCTTGATCATTTCAGGTGTCACATCTTCGCCACTAAAGTTCATAAGCCGAGGACCTTCTCCAAGGGCGTAAATGGGACCAGCGGGATTCAGTGCTGGATCTACTTGTGGTACCAATGGTGATGGCCCCATTGTGTACTCACCAGCTCCTCTAGACATACCGGGGAAAGTACGCTCCATTAGAGGATTAAAAGCAGGAGTAGGAACTTGACCTGTCTGTTTGTAAATGGTATCAAAACCAGACTGTCCAGTTTGAACTTTTGCAGCTAATTTAGGCTTAGCCTTGGCCCACATCTCCATCCCCATGTCACGAACGGAGTTCATTTCTTCTTGGGTCTTAGCTGCAGACCTAGCCGCCTCATAACGTAGCAACTCAGGGTCTTGAGCTGTTAATTGAGCAGTACGAGATAGTTCCTGTTGATACGCACGATCTGCAGGAGAGACTATACCAGGCTGTCCTGTAAAGGTGTTAAGGGAGTAACCAGCGTTTCCACCACCTCCACCGCCCCCACCAGGTCTAGCTGCATCTGCAAGACGTAACTCAGCACGGCGATAGGATTCACCATCAGCACTAGGAGGAATAGAGCCAATCACACCGCGATAGCGCCTTTGATTCGCAGCAACAGCAGTGGGACTAGAGCCAGCATACCCACGTGTCTGTGTAGAAAATTGATTTTGAATACTTGTTCCAAGATTTTGTAAACTTGTAATGATATTATCGTTTGGGTTAAAAACTTTAGGCACGATATATGCAAGGTCCATTAGTGTTCCAACCGGCCCTAGCAATCCAGTCGCTCTGGGCACCCCACCTCCACTCTTAGGCATTGTTGTACGAGCGTTTAGACGTTGCCGTGCAATACTACCGGCATCGCGTCCACTGGGATTACGTAATAAAAAGTCAAGCGGGTTCATGCTTATCTCCAGTTAAGGTTTAAGAAAATACTGGAACCAGTACTTACGTCAGCAGGGCCAGGCAGCGCCTGGATAAATTCAGCACCGGAACGTTCGTAGCGATACCTGGCCTGGAACGGATCTTTGTAGTTGGGAACGTAAAGGATGTTGGCAAGTCGATTTGTCTCATAAAGATAAATCTCATCCCATACCTTTAATGCTTCCTTGGCATTACTGGATCTGATCGTACGATCAACGTCACCAGCAATGTTCTCAATCCGAGTAGAAGGCGAAGTTGCTACTTCGGTTTTCTTCTCGGCTGTGTCGCAGCGACCAACCTGAATAATGATCTTATCGTAGAAATAAGAATCAGGTACCGTGTTTAAGGATTCCTCCAGGCGAGCATAGTCACCCGCTGGTACAGAAACAACGTAATACCCCAAGTGGTATCTAACTCTACTTTTGTCGAAGTCAGATAAACGCACTTTTTGCCTTCAGTATTGTTTTATTATAAAAGCACTTATCCAAGCAGGCCTTGTGTTGGTATTAACCTAGATAGCTCTTGGCTTAATAACTGTTGCGTCAATGAAGGTTGTTGGCTTTGATTTAGTAATTGTTCAAATAAAGCGTATTGTAATTCTTGATCTTGACTGTCAGGCGCAGCAGATGGTGTGGCCGCCGCAGAAGCAGGAACAACGCTGGTATTAGTAAGATCAGTTGCTTCCCCCAAGTTTTTCATGTGGCCATAACCTAATTCATATTTGTTATCTCCCGTTGTCCACGTAGCAAGATTACCATAACCACCAGCATCTTTACGTGGGGTGAATTTAACGTCGCCCTCTACAAAAATTTCAGTCCCTTCTGCTCCAGCAAGATCACGTCCTCTGTGATTAGTAGAGGCACCAGGAATACCCGTATTCCTTGGACCAAATCCAGAAGTAACTGTCAACCCAGCGGCGGGATTTAATGTGATTTCTCCGTTCTTACCTTGAAGATATTTCGGTACTCGATTAGCTCCTATCCTCACGCCCAGGAATTTGCTCTTATGGTATTTTGGGTTTTCGTATTCGCCGGTAAGTAGGTTCTTTACATACTCATGAAGGTGTGGACCACTAGAAACACCAGTGGAACCTAATTGCCCCAGTCTTGTGATATTCGCCATATATTAATTTTACCAAGAAAAAACCCCGGTCACCCAGGGCAAGTAATGCGCTAAAAGCGGAAAGGTAGATGTGTTAAACGCGGATCAGATCGGCTGCCATTACGGATTCCCAATCGACCCTTCTAATCTGTTTCAACTGCTCAAGACTGCTGAATTTCTCACCCGATAAAGAAAGTTGAAGATCTTTAATTTCTCGAGCAGTTTTTAGACCAATACCCTTAATATGGTCTGCAATCATTTGGGCTGTAGCACCGTTGATGTTAAGTCTTGTGTCGGGAGGGAAAGTACGAGGTGCTTCTTTAGATGCTCGATCTTTTACTTGAAGAGTTTTGACTTTTTGAGTCGCTTGCTCATCAGGAAGCAATTCGGTTTTGTACGCGGTATACAGGCGACCATCTTGGTCTTCGACCATGAACCAATCACCTGCATCCCACTCACTAACAATTCTTACCCGTGCTCCAGTCTTTTTATGACGATGGAGAATTTCTTCGGTGCTAGTAGCCATAAGACCAGATCAATTAACAATCTGGTCTTAGTTTAGCCTAATCAGCTAACAGTGCGACCAGTTAAGTAGCCATCGATGTCTTCGTAGCCAGGTGCATCGTCAGGAACGATGTAGCAAACTTCGACACAGAGGTAACCAGTGCGGCCAGCAGTTGAGTCACCGCTGGAGATGTAGAAACCACCACCAGTTGCTGTGGCGTTACCAGAGGCCTTGGAGAAGACCTTAAAGGTAGTTGCGCTGGTATAGGTAGCATAAAGTCCGGTGACGGTCGCAGACTGGCCGGTAGCGGTCAGGATGGGCACGTTACCAAACGCTTGTACACCACCAGCGAACAAGATCTCACCCACTTGACCACCAGAAACGGTAGAAGCAAGGTTGGCTTGTGCAGTAGGCTCACCGGAATAAGCAACAGGGCTACCAGCGTTGTCGCGGCCAAAGGAGATCACGTTGCCGGTGGCGGCATAGATACCAGAAGCAACACGACCATCACCCCAACCAGAAGCAACCGAAATTGCCGTACGATAAACGTAAGCAGATTGGGTGGCGTTACCAGAGATCACCATTCCGGTGATGTCGGTACGGGTATCATCTTGCCGATAAGGCGAAGGGATGATAACAGAAGCAGTGGAGACAGGACCGCTGCCAGAGGTTGCCGTCACAGGAACGTAACCACGAGCCTGGAAGTAACGATAACCAGGGATAGCCAGCACCGAAGTGGGGCCACCTTTGGAAGAATCGTCAGTACCGTTTTGGGTATTGTCAATATTCTTATACCAGCTATTCAGGGGTTCAGCCCAGTTGCCGGGAAAGATTTTTTTAGCTGAAAGATAGGACATTTATTCCTCCTAATGTAATTTATTTTTTATCAGACGTCGCCGTCGTCTTGCAGGAAGCTGAACGCAGTGGTAATGAAGTCCTTGTTCAGAATCTCAAAACCAGCGTACAGTTGCCAAATCAGAATGATAAATCGGCTGAAGTCATCGTTATTGTTGATGAGGACTTGAGCATTCGGGCCACCGATACCCACGCCAACTGCTTGAGGACCGAAGAAGTAACCTTGAGCGACTTCGTAGGTACCTGCGCCAGGGGTAGTGCCCAGGGTAGCAGCTTGGTTCTTGGTTGGGAAGTTGGTGGATTCGAAGAACTTCACACCTTCAAACTGAACGCCAGTAGGCATCACAGGTTCACCGGCAAGGAAGTAACCTTGACCAGCTTGAGGACCTTGGAAGAAGCTAGCGTTGTTAGGCATCATGGGGTTACCCATGTACATGCCTTGACCAGGATTACCGGAGTAACGTGCAATCTCGCGGAAGTCAGGGTCACGACGCAGATGCATCATGAACGTGGGGTCGCAAATACAACGATACAGACCATCAGCGAAGGTAGGAACGTTGCGCTTACGCAGGTCCTTAACAACGGTCAGAAGGTCGGTACGAACTTGGAACTGCTGAACGTTAGCAGTGTACTCGCCTGCGGTGTAAGAAGGGTTCTTGGTCTTGTTACCAGGGAAGTAGTAACCACCTTGGCTAGAAGATGCGGGACCATTTGCTTCTGCCTTGGACAGTTCGTCAAGGAAGACGCGGTCACGCCAGCGGCGGTAGTCGTCGAGCAGGGTCAGTGAACCGATGCTCTGGTGGAACATATTCAGGTTACCGGTGTCCAGCAGCATGCGCTGGGCGGTAATCAGAGTTTCACGAGCAATCTTAAAGGTGCTGGGCTGAGTCGGATCGCCGGGGTCAGCAGGACCGGTGTATTCCTTAAGCACCACAAGGACTTTCTCCTTGGTGATGTTACGGCTGTTGGCGGTACCGATGGTCTGGTCAGCGATGCGTTCGCGGCTGTCCTTAGTACCAGGGCTGCCCCAGAACTTGTAACGGTCGAGCTGAACAGTTTGGCCAGGCTGGGAAGTAAAGTCGTGGACAACCACGGGCTCTACAGCCATCTCGCAAATGTAAGCAGGGTGGGGGCGGTAAAGTTCCGCGCCCAGAATCTTAGGAAAGTCTGTATCAAGAAACACTTTCTTTTATCCTCCAGTGTCGCTGTGGACGATTATTTTATCGGGGAAAGATTCAGACACAAGTGTCTTATCTAACATAAATTTTAGCAGGCGCTAATTTACTAAGTAAATCAAGCGTATTGCAGGCCAGAAATAGACCGCGTTGGGATAGATCGCCGGGCGCCAGGCATGTTGCTGGATTGATAAGCTTCTGGGTCAGCAATTCCTTGTTGGAAACCAGGCGTACCCATCTCACCAATTGCACCACCAAGGGCAATGCCACCTAAGCCAGCTAAGCCAGCGGAAAGAGGTACAGCGGCGGCGGCGGCACCAGGAAATGCTGCTGCGTTTAAAGTAGCCGGCAATCCCAATAGATTTGTTCTAGCAATATTGCCCACAGTCTTGGGATCGTATAAAGTTGCGGCTTGGCCACGACTCATATATTCAGGACTGTTAACAATTCCTTGATTAACACGTTCCCTAATAGAACGATTAGATTGTCCCATAGACTTATTCAAGCCCTTTTCAACTAATCCTGGAAGGGCTTGTCCATACTTACCAGCAAGTACGCGGGCACCCATCAAACCTGCTGCTCCTCCAAGGCCGCCTGCAATTGCAGCTAGTCCAGCAGAACCAGGATCTTCACCTTGAGAAAGAGCGTACCCACCCGTGGCTAGGCCAGCGGCAGCGGGTACGCCATACCTAAGATATTGGCGCATGGCCTCACTCCATCACAAACAGTTTGTTTGCAACAGCTTGAGCAGGAGCTTGGTTGATAACGCGCCAGGCGTTAGCAGGATCACGATCCATTACTTCCTTAAAAGTACCCCAGAAATCCTGGGACTGTTGAGGAGAAGATGCAGCAGGAGGTGCAGGGAACTGACCCATTTGTTGCATGGGAGCTCGCGTAGGATAACCAACCGTTTCCAGTTGACCTTCGTTTTCGTACACAGGGTACGGACCTTCAGGACCAAAGAACTTCAGCGTGTAATCGCTGAGCACATCAGGGTTAGTAAGGATCTCGTTATATGCAAGATTCTCTTGATGCTCATTAACAGAAAACCGGGCGTAACCAGTCAACGTATTAGTTGCTTCGTGGCCCCATGCCACTGCGCTGTCCAGCATTGCTTCCAGGTTTAGCGCGTACTGGTTTAGTACTGCCGGAGCTTCCGTTCCGTACGCGTCGACCACCATCCGGCTTTCCGGACTCCACTGGAGCACTTCCGCTACCTCGGCCAAGGAGGGACTCGAGGAAGTTTGGGAATAGTTGGGCGAGTAGGTCTGGTTTGTTTGCCAGGTCTGCGGAGCCGATTGTTGCGTAGCTGGGCTGCTGACTTGTCCGTAGTTGGCCGGGATAAACTGAGTCGGACTGGCTTGTTGCGAGTACTGTCCCTGGAATGGGGATGGCACCGGGCTCCCCAGTAGGTTCACTACTTTGTTGAATGCCGACTCCCATGGGTTGCCGTTCTGTTCCGCCGGTTGGGATTGGGGGGCGTACTGAGTAGGCGCTGATTGGTAACTGGTAACCCCCTGAGGTGCCATCTGGGGCACTGCTTGGGGATAGGCTGTTCCCACTTGGTAAGGAGCCACTGGTGACGCTTGGGTCACGTAGCTGCTTGGAGCCACTGCTGGTGCTTGGCTCATCTGTGGGATCGATTGGACGGTAGCGTCCTGCATAACTCATCTCCTTTTGTAAAGCTTCTAGTGTTCGATACAGATAGGGCGTCAGATCTAGACGAGGGTCCGCAGCCATTGGAAGATCCGGAGCTTGCGGGTGAGGGGTCTGCATCATGCCCCCCACGAGACGAGATAGTTGGGAGAAAGCTCCCTGCAACTCGTTTACCATCCTGAACGGGAACCCAGATAACATCTCGGCCCGTTCCTCATCTGTTTTTGAAGGGAAGAGGTACTTCAATGCTTCAATGCTATCAACACCTAATTCCTGAAGGTTTCTAACAACAATTGAGTTGTTCAAGATGTCCTGCGTAGATTCTTCATAAACAGGTCCCATCCAACGCCAGAACACTGTAATGTCACCGTCAGGAATAAGTCCTTTGACACCAGGGGGAACCATCTTTGCTTCCACCAGGGCCATCATTATCTTCTTCAGTTGCTCGTTGTATTGCTTTAATGCATCTTCATAAGCAGCCTCCTCTTCTGGACTAACACCTGCTTCTGGCTGAATAGGCTTCTCAAAACCTGCAGCATTAGCAAGCGTATCTTTAAACAGTTGCTCCTCCTGGTAGATAATCAACTCAAGGCAACGAGCGATACCGTGACTATAGATAGCATTGGCCTTCTTTTTAGATGTGGCTGATACGCGACCAAACAGTGACTTGTATTCTGTTGCAGTAACACCAGCGGAAATTGAAAGCTCGTCTACACCGCCAAGCGAGGTACGAATCTCCTCTCGGTACTGACGAATAAAAGCATTTTGATCTCCACTGATTGCATCTGGAACAATGTAACCAACTCGGTCATTTGGTTCCAGGTTTGCAATAATACGTGGTACTCGCAGTTGGCCATCAACACCACGGCTAATGGGATCTGCTTTAAACGTAGACCTAGTTAAATTAGCAGGACTAGAGAAGCCAGAGTTAGCAGCAATAGAAGGACGTTGAACAACTGAGTCACCACCAGCTTCTATGAGGTCAGTCTTGGGTCTAGAAGAAAGTAGGGTTGGGTTACCAAAGAACTGAATGTTCTTGCGCATATTACGCACCAATTCATCATGCGTGACAATGTGATTCGCCATTGAATCAAAATCACCGCTTCCCTCCATTGAGAAGCCCTTAGGATTATTGAGAATCTCTACGCAGGGAATAAAACGCAACGTATTGGTAAACTTCTTTGTCTTACCAGGAATCATGTAGTTGATGTTGTCAAAAGACATCTCACCTTCTGAGTGAGTCTCTTCAATTACATCACGTTTAATTGAAAGTCTTATGTATCGCTTTGATCCTGGGGCCTCGCCGGAATTGATATCGTTCAGGTTGTTAGTGCCAATATCTGCGCCAAAACCATTCCCTCTCCGCACCTTATAGCTATAGATGATCACAACTTCTTCTAGCTCTCCGTCTACGTTGTAAAACGTACGATACTCATGAGACCTGAAGTAGTAAAGGCGATAATTTGACTTAGTAGGACGAACGTAAAATAAACCCTTACCATCGGCAATAAAATAATCCCAAATGGAATCAAGCCGAGTATCTAGCTTGTTGTATTTTAAAACGCGATCAATAAAGTCTTTTCGTTGGTTACCAAAATTGTCCTGTGAAGGAAAAAATTCAACTCCTTGGCGGATACCAAAAAGTTTCATCTGTGCAATATGAGAAGCAACAATACCAGAATCAACGACCGCGTTCCCATCGCGCTCAATGTAAGCGTCAATGATTTCCTTGAGTCGACTGTTAGCGTTCGCCATTAACTATTTATCGCCCTTGATTTTTATATCTTAACAGATTAAAGAAAGTAAATTACTAAATCAAGAAACGGTTTTTCTGTTGAAACCCGCTTGCTTGGTTTGCTGCATATTTGTCATTGCTTGTATGTAACGACCAATTGGATTCCCTGTGCCAGAAATTAAAAGCTCTTCCGTCTCTGCTGGTTGTTGTGATACGTTGTCTACTTTGTCTTTATTTTGCATGTTTGTTAGTGCTTGTACGTAGCGACCAAATGAATTCCCTGTACCAGAAAGTAAAGGCTCTTCCGTCTCTGCTGGTTGCTGTGCTGCGTTGCTTTGTTGATTTATATTTTGCATATTTTCTATTCCTTGTGTGTAGCGGGTAAAAGGCTCTCCAGGGCCTGCAAAAGGATTAAATACTGTAGACATAGATGCTACATTTCCTATATTCATCGCTGGTTGACCCATTGCTTGAGGTCCAAATACAGCTCCTGGATTTGATTCCATGACATCACGAAGATTTTTTATCCGTTGCCCAGTTGGAGTGTTATCCATTCCACGACGCCAAAGTTGATTAACCCCTGGCTGCTGCCCTGGTGGGAAAGGATCCCGTGTCCATGTACCCGCAACTGTAGTATCCGGTGCACCGGCATTCCCAATATATCCAGCTTGAACACTCTTTTGCAATGGATTGGAATTAAACATTTTTTTCAAACCTGTTGTTTTTATTTTACTCTTCTTTTACTTCGTAACCAGAAGGGTCATGTACTTTGCTCAATACAATACCCTCGCCCTTCAAATCCCAATTAAGAATATCCCCTTCTTTCCATCCAAGCTCATCAATTAGTTCATCTGGAAACTCAATGAACAATTCCCCTTGTTCATTTTCTTGAACCTCCACAGTGTAACTTGTCATTTTGTAAAAAGCTTTTCCACTAGCTTATCAAGCTTAAGGTTGATTTGCCTAAAGTTATCATGCATTTCCTGGATTTCCCTTAAGAAGTCAACCTTGAGAACGTATTCCAAGGGGAGCCGGCTCACTTGATTTTCTAATGAGTTTAAACGATTCTCTTGCTTACTTAACAATTCGTACACTGTTTTAACCCTATCGCTTGCACGTGAAAGTATCTTGTTTGCCACCCAGCTCCCACCTCCAATTGAGGATATTACCGCCGTTAGGACGAGAGCAAAATATTCCGGGCCCATCAGTCAAATACTTTTCTATATTTTACTATCTAAAAATCAATCTGAAGATTCCCTTTACGCATCAAGCCTGTAACGAGCCAGACCAGGGCGTCAACACAGTCATCGTGACTGCTTACACCGAAGTTAGTCAACTCTTCAAACATTGCCGTAAAGTTTCGATAACGATTAAAAATGATCTTTCTATCTTCAAACATACCCATGATGCCACGGAATCTTGCCAGTTTATCTGCCCTAAAAGCTTTTACGGGATGCCAATTTAAGTTGTATAGTCCTTCATTATTTAAGCAAACTCTTTTGAAGTCTGATTCCAAAGAAGCCTGATAGGCTACTGCTTCAGACCAAATAGCACACGTTGAATAGGTAGGAAAATACATTCCACCTTCATCCTTACCAATAACAGACCAGTCATTTAAAAGCTCTTTCAACTCATCTAGTTTCTCCAAGTTACCCATCACACGTAGTCGCCTGTAATCAATGATGTGGATCTGATCGCCAATGCGACCACCCAATACCATCACCGTGTAATCATTCTTTTCTTTGATTCCAGCGGAGAGGTCAACCCCAATACCAAGAGCATCAAATTCAGTTGCTATTTCAGCTTTAACAATAAGTTCCGGCGTCAGCGACAATTCATTTTGCCTGACAATCTGATTCATGTACTGGAAAGAAAAAGCAATAGGTGCCTGCCTCTTCTTTTCCTTCAAGTAATCAAGGGACCACATCTCTGGCCAATAGGACTGCTCTTCTCCCGTGATGGGATCATTGTTGATTGCAGATAGAACAATCTGACGCCAATTATTTTGCTCATTAAAAGTGGTTGCATGGATGTCATCATGCCTAAATCTGGTACCTAGACAAATTGCTCGACCACCTTCAAACATCGTTGGCGCAATAACTGCGTTCCAGTTATCTTGCATTGTGCGCCTGATATCTGGGTTAGAAATATCGGCACTACTTTTAATAGGGTCATCGATACAAACTAAATGACTACGCTTGGATGTAACTGATCCCTTTAGGCCTGCGGCACACAAAGTAAACTGTTCATCACCTGTGTTTTCAATACCCGCAAAACGATAATCAATTGACCAATATTCATTGCTGGTTACGTTCTTAAGAAGTCGTACAGACGGAAATACTTCTTGATACCGTTTACTTTCAATAATTCGTTTAATGGTTGCCGACTTAGAGCGAGCAATGTCAACCGTATAGGACAAGTAAAGAATTTGAAGCGGTTTCTTCGCTGTGGTGTGAACACCAATAGACCATGCTGCAAGCAAACCCAAGACTGTTGATTTGGCTGAACCCCTGCTGGCAAGTAGGTCTAGGTTTGGTCCAGCAATCTTGAGTAAACAATCACTGTCTTGGTTTGTTACCAGATGTTGATGCCATTCAAGGTGGTGCTTCGCTGGTTTCTTTTTGGGATCAATGTACTCGCAGAAAAAAGCAAAATCATCTCTTGCTCTAATCAATGAGTCTTCATCTTTATGTTTGCGTATCTTGTGATTATTAGCGGCTGCTTGTGCGTTACGTCTATATGCAAGATGAAGATTTGAAGCCACGTTAGCCAACAGCCTTTAACTGCATACTAACTTACTTTCTTATTTATCGTTCTTTTGCTTCTTGTATTGCCTTGCTTTATCCAAGGCAACCTTACGTTTCTCCGTATCACTCATGTCAGATCCGTCTTCCTTTTTAGTTTCTGTATTTTTAAAATGCGCTATTAATTGAAGAGGTGTTTTGGGTTTATTCATTAAACAGAACGAGCTTCTGGCTTACGGGAAACATTTAACAACTCTTGAAATTTATCGGGGTCGCCAGGGGTAGGTGCATCTGTTTTTTTGGGTTCTGAACTACGTGCTTGAAGTGGACGATCACCACTGTTTTTTTGTAGTCTTTGGACCATACTAAATATGTCTGCTGGGGTAATAAAACCAGCGGTTGGCTTGTTAGCTTTATAGTCCATAAATTAATCCTCGAATTGCATCTTAGCCCATACACTCATCGATGCTTCATGCAATGGACCTTCAATAGGATCGTCTTTGAAGATTAACATTAACTCTCGAATTGCGCGGTCTGCGCCAGCCATCAATAAACCCTTGTTGTCCCTGGATGAAGTAAAGGAATCAACCTGAGAAATGGTGCTGCGTAATTCTTTTTGTAGGCTTGCAATACGCGCAACACCTACATCTCTTTTTACTGCAAAGTTTTCAATATCTTCTCGTAGTTTACGGATGTCTTCCTGCATCTCTCTAATTTCTGAGAGCAAGATTTTAAGGTGATTAGGTTTTGGGAACTTATTGTTTACCCATGCTTCCGCAGCAACTATGCTGCCGCGATACCCAAGGAACCTGGAGTACAGGTAAACTTGAATAGGGGAGAACGTGTCTTTAGCAAAAGAATAAAACGAATCTAAGGTAGGAACATCCAGGCCTTCAAGCCAGTAGTCAAATACCTCAATATCGATACGCTCGTTGGGACTGCCCGTAGTCTCGTGCTTCGTCTGATTCGCCGAAACGCTGGGCTTGTTCTGCGCTTGTGCGCTGTTCTTGGGCGCTCTTTCCGAGACTTTCCCTTTGCTGTGCACCCTGGTCCTCCATTTTCTTTTTGGAAAAATCGTAAGCTACGCCAGCTGCTTGACGATATTTGTCAAGATCAAACCAATCATCATTTTCGTAAGTTGGTGCTGGATCGATAGCCATCTAAATAATCCTACTCAGAAATTACTCATCATGCCAGCCATACCTTGGGCAAAGGTACCGCGACGATCTTCAACAGCTTTTTGACGCACTTGACGCTTTTTGGAGCCTTCAAGACGATCAAGCAGTTGTTGGAACTCGACAAGATTAACAGCAGCGTCAGCACCAGTGTTGCCAGCTACACCTTGATTGGATACACCTTGATTGGATCCACTTTGATTAGCCATAACTCCGAGATTTAACTTCTTAAATTATAAGATACCTTATCTGTTAAAAGTTGAATGCGGAAACAAGACTACCAAGGATGGCGGTACTGCGATCAATTTTTTTACCTTTAATACCGTATTCACCACGAATATTTTCAACGTTTGCTGCACCGGCGTTGATAATACCTTGTAAATCAATGGCACCTTTGGCGCGAATATTTTCAGCTCCTAGGACACCTTCTAACTCTCTATCCGAAGAATACTTAGTACCTTCAAGATTTAATGCACCTAATCCTAAAGCAGTGTTTTTCTTTATCCTTTCAACAGCTATTAGCGATTTACCGTTTTCTTTGGCTACATCAATAGAACTCTGAGCATTTAAAACTCCGAGGTTCTGAGCTAATGTGCCTTGGTATGCACCAGGGGTTAAAAACTCCTCGGAAGAAAAATCACCAAAACCAGGTACGTCTACAGGGGAAGAGTTACCACCCTCTCTTGCACCATAACTAACATCAATGCCCATAGACTTAGCTATGGGTATCACACCGCCTTTTATACCTAGCTTTTTCTTGATTAGATTTAAACCAGCAAGATTTAATGTATCCCTGCCTTTAAGCGCATCTCTTATTTGTTGTTCATTGCTTGCCATTTTTTACTAACCTCGATACACAAGAGGATCGATCTTTAGCCCATAACGAGCACCTGTAAAACCAACTGCTCCCGTATTGGGATCTTTTGTTGGTACAAGTCGCCCGTACATTGCAGATACCGCCTCCTCAGAAGGAGTTTCCGCCTGCGCAAAATTACTAGCAGGATTTGAGTAGGCCATACCAGCTATCTCTTGCAGAGAAGGGCTTTCTTTTTTGAAATATTCACGTTCTTCAGGATTCATTACTCTTCCCAGGGCGGAAAGATAAGTTTGCTGTGCCTTATCCAAGGCTTCTTTTTTGGAAGGGCTATAAGTTGCTTTATAAGCATCAGTCCAGGTTCTGCCTCCAGGTTGGAAAGTTCTTGATTTAGGATACATTTTTCCTATTGTAGCAATATCAAAAGCTGCCTGGCTTGGGTCAGTCCCAGAGGAAAGCACTGATTGAAATAAATCAGAAAGCCTGTTTTCTTCTTTTTCACCTAGGCGATCATTGCTGAATATTGTTTTCCAATATTCCTGTGCATCCGGATCCATGTCTGGCGCATCAGGACCCCCAAAAATACCACCAAGAAAACTACTCATTATGTTCTCCGATAAATAGGGCCATACAAATCTTTTCTAGCAGCAGAAGCAGTGACGCCACGCGTGTTTAAAAGATTTTCAAAATCCTGTGGTCCATAATAACCAGCTTGCCTGGCACTAGCTTTATCCCTAAGGGATTGCATCTCTCTGCCGTACTCTTGGTTTTTTAAAAATTCTTGGCCTGCCAGGTTAGCAACAAAGCCAATTTTTGCTTGGCGTTGTGCATTCTTCATAGAAGCTTCTGCTGCTTGGGTAGCCGCACCAGCACCATAGAGACTCATGAGCCCACCAGCAATTAAGCCAACAGGGCCTCCTGCCAACCCAAGCAATCCACTAGCAGCCCCACCTGCGGCAGCAGACCCACCTGCGGCAGCAGCTCCACTTGCGGCAGCAGCCGCCCCTGCACCAGCAGCAGCTCCACCTGCACCAGCAGCCGCCCCTAGCCCACCAAATGCAGAAGCCGGATTAAAAATGGCGGGATTAAAACCAGAAAAAGAACCAAACATCTAATCAACCTCCTAAAAGTATTTTACCACTTGAGGTGCTTGAAAATTCTCTGTCTGTCTTCCGAAAGCAGTTGCAGCTTCTCGGCCATACATCTGCCCTGCGTTTGCAATTTGACCAGGAATATTAGTAATTGTTTTAAGTAAGTTTGTAGCTACTAACTCTTGAAATTCAAGGGGTCTTGCTTTTAATCGGTTAGCGAATTGCCTTTGCTCAGTCATATCTAAAATCTTAGAATAATTCTCTAACAGCTGATTGTCACTTTGCTGTCTCATTTGATTACCAAAAAGCTGAGCCATGGCCATGCTACGTGCAGTTTCATCAGGAATAGCATTAGCTGCATTGACAGCAGCTTGAAAATCCTGACCACCAAATCCACCCATATTACTAGATATTCCTTGTGGAGGCTCTAGTAGTGTTACCGGTGTGGTTACCGTGGGATCTAGTTTAGTTCTAAACGCGTTACTGTAATTTGGGTCAAAACCCTGGAACCCACTAGCAAGAAGATTACCAAAAGCTTGTGAAGAAGCAGATGCCATGTTATTTACCCGAATGCGATACTAGGTGCTTGAAGGTTAGCACTTGCGTAAGGATTAGATTGCAATGCAGTACGTAACGTTGCACCCATCTCAGCCTGACTGCCTGTTGCTAGTTTACCAGCGGTTGCCAAGGTTCCAAGCATCGCATACTGTTGGCCTTGTGTAGCCATCAATGCTTGCTGACGTACTAGGTTAGCATTGTTCATCTTTTGAATCAAAGGATTCATCCTTTGCATATCAAGATAATCTTGCTCACTATTGAACAAACGTAAATCTTTAATATTGCTGGTTTGAATTCCTTGAGCACGACCAAATAAATCAAGTCCTTGATCAGCCATTAAATACTGTTCAGCAAGTTGATTTTTTAAATCATCTTTCCCAGTAATAGGATCACCAGTTAAAGAACGCTTGGTACTTTCAGCTAGCTGTGCTCCAATATTACCACTAATCATGCCACCAGCTACAGGCAAAGCAGCTTGCCCTAATTTACCTAGTAGACCAACAATGCCAGGAGCTTTGGCAACTCCACCAAGAACAGCCTTACCTAAACCAACACCAACAGCAGAACCCAGTAAACCTCCACCAAGAGCACCTAAAGCGCCTGTTGGACGGCCAGCTTGTGCTTCTTCTACTGCGGTGAATACAGGAGCGATGGTACCGCCTATTAAACCAACGCGGCCCATAGGAATATTTTGTAACGTCCCTGGCAATTGACCCAATGCTGCGCGAGCACGTGTAAGTTGTTCTTGCGCAAAATCTTTTGCGTTATTAAAACGAGAAGCTTGTACGTTTTGCTGTGTAATATCAACGTCACTTAAAAAGGGTTGTGACGTACCTGCTACAGAACGCCTTTGCTTAAGGGTTATATCCTCAAGAGGTGAACGCGCACCATAAGTGTTAACTCCCCCTAGGTCAACACCTGCTTGTAATGCAGCTAACTGTTCGGGAGTAAGGGCCATCTATACATGTATTACATTAATTAAATTCTATCACTGCATATCTTGTTGGTATTCAACAAGCGTTGGTAATCTTGGTCGATTACCTTGTGCGATTGCTTCGTTGATAACGGTACCAATCGCAGCACCAGCAGCAGAACCTAAGCCTGCGCCAACAATGCCCCTACGGAAGGCCTGCTTGGGTCCAGGAGCTGTCCTGATTGCTGCTGCGGTACCAGCTAAGCCAGCAGCCGCTGTTGTGGCTGAGGCTATGTTTACGGGGTAACCAAGGACACGTAACTCTGGGACGCCTTCTAAGTTCTCAGGTGTGGCTTTGACTAGCCCCATGAGACCTTTGTCTTGATAATAATTCCGCATAAACTGACTATAACGCTCAGGCGTTAAGTCAGGAATATCTTCTTTTGCTGTTTCATATTTTAGTGGTCGGCCGGAGCGACCCAAAAAGAAACGTTCAAATAATTCAAGACCTGGTTGAGTGGTTTCCCTACGATCTTCTGAACCTTCTTCTGCGTAACTCTGAGCGTATCCCTTGGGACGAAACATCTCGCCGACATTGGTAATGTCATAGTTACCTGCAAGTGCTGTGGCTGGTAACGCAATAGCGGAACCAATCAGACCGGTCTTTAGTGGACCCAGCTCCTTGTAAGTTTCTTTACCAATGGTCTTTTCAATTCCTTTCTCAAGTATTGCAAGCGGATGGTTGTACCGCCAATAAACACCACGTGTACCATCATTGGTGATGTCTGTGGCAATACGTGCTGCCATAGCACCAACTGCTTGAAGAGGAGTCTCCTTAAAAGAAACACCCCTACTTGCTAATTCTTTTTTGTAAGGACTGGCAAGATTTAAAACACTTGGATATGCTTCGTTTGCTGCTTTGCTTGATTCCGCACTCTTACGTGCGCCAAGTAACACTTGTCTACCACCATGTAACAGTGCTTGAAAGGGACCTGGATTAGACACCGACTATAGCCCCCATCTGACGACCGATACCAGCGATGTCATATTGCTGTGGATTTAAGGCATCTTCAAGAGCACTACGCAGGGCGACATTTTCAAGACCTTGTGCCTGAAGCATGGTGCCAGGGAAATAAGAGTTGGGTGCACCACCGGCAAGCATACCCTTGTTAATTAAATCCCTTTGGACATTTTGCTGAAGAATCTGTTGTTGCTGTAAAGCTTGATCCTGTGGTGGGATGTACGGTTTCTCTAGAGAAGATACAGCTAAACCAGATAGAACAGACGCAACAATGTTGGTGGGTATCTCTAGGGAAGAGCGTGGGTTCTCGGTTCGTATCTTACCAGTTGCCGTATCTTTTATCTGCACTGGTGACTTGGGGCGCAAACCACGCACTGCAAGAGTTGCTGGATATGAAAATAAAAAGTCTGCCGCACCGTATTTTAATGCTGCCCCAGGATCACCAGCCAATAAACCCATGCCTGTAGTGAGGGCTGCACTGATACCAGCATCCATAGCCACTCCAGGATTCTTCTTGATCAGGTTCATTAAACCCTGGAAAACCTGGCCTTTCATATACGTATCTTTTTACTTATTATACGAGACTTAAATTAAGTATTCTCAGGACGCTCTTCTTTTTTCTTATCAAATCCTGATTCACCGGACAACAAGCTTGCAACAGACACGTTGCCATCCGCTTCATTTTCTACGCGGCTTTCAGCAGCAGCCATAATATTACCCTTGGGATCTGGATTACGTACACTGGGAAGTGGGTTTCTAACTTTATCTTTTTGTGAAATTGTTGGGCTTAAACGATAAGCATCTACCCAAGTCTCTTTGAAATCAGGAGCAGATTTAAAATTCATATTTGTCCTGGCGCGGCCTAGATCAAAATCAAATAACTCAGAACGTTCAGTATCAAAACGACCAAGGCCAGCAAAGACCTCATACTCTTCTGGTTGATTGCCTACAAAATTAAGACGAGGATTAAGAGCAAGCTTTCGTGTTACTAGTTTGTTACTTAGTTCTCTTGCGCCAAACCTATTAATATTAAAGGGAGGTTCGCCTTCAGAAGATTTAGCTTGAAATGAATCAGCGTAGTCAACTTTCTTTTGCTTTAGAAAAGATTGCCCTACTTCATCAATGTAATCAGAAGGATTACTTAGTCGGCTATCTCTTGGCATTAGCTATTTTCCTTTTCAGATTTTTTCTTCTTATGTAAGCCTACTAGCGTTTGACGCAACCGCGCTTGTTTCACCGTTTTTTCGTCATACTTATCAGGGCTGCCCAATACGTTTGACTGAAGTTGTGCCGATGTGATACCACGGCGCTTTGCTTTTGCTGTAAATGCACCTTCCTTCATCTCAGTCTTTTGAATCCACTTCTTATCTTTTTTCTTTTTATTGTCAGCCATGATCAACCCCTCTGGTAAAACACATTGCGTTGAATGGGTTTTACAGTCTGACTTAGTGGAACCATTCTACCCTGCCTACGCACCATACGTTCCTTGGGTTGACGATCAGCAAAACTCCAAGTATCGACTTCATCTTCGTCAAGTAAATCTTTACGTGGATTCTTTTTAAGCACGTAGTTTTCTGCTGTATCCCGCTCCAAGGCTTTTGTATAGAAATCTAAAGCAGAGTCAGGTGTGTAACCCCTGGGCGAAAGGGGATTAGTTTCCAGTACTCCTGGTATCACGGGTTGATCACTCCCTCCTGGTACGCGCACTTTATTTATTGCTCTGTTAATAGTCGGCCCCGGTTGTACACCGCGCTTATAAGCAGCTTGTGCCATCAGTTTATTACCAAAATCCTGAAGTTGTGCACCAGTTGTACCATAACGGGAAACAGTTTCTGATTCACTCAGGTTACCAAGGCCAGCGGGGATAACCCCCATGCCTTCACCAAGATTTAACGCACCACGAACAACGCGTCCCCCAGGAGTTAAGTTTGCATTTAAAGCAAGTTGATTACGCTCTTGTAATTGACGTTGAGAAGTTGGTTCAAGTAAAACTTTAAGTTGCCCTGGAGTATACTGATAGTTTCCTTCAAGGACACGAGATGCAGGCCCCGATGCAGCAGCGGCTGATCCTGTGTATGGATTAGACGTACGTGCTGTAGAACCTGTGCTAATTCTTGCGTTTCTAGCTCCAGGGGTTTCCATTTCCCTGCGTAACTTAGACATCAAGGAACCAACTTGAGTATTAGCTGTTCCCGTAAAATTAACACCTTGATTTTGTGCTAATTCAATAAGCCTTTGTTGGGAAGTAGTACTTATACGTGGCGTAAAGAACGCAACGTTTCTTTTATCCGGATAATCTTCCCCAATGGTCATGGGATCAACACCACCGCCACCCGTGGTTTCATAACGCCCTGGGATTGGAATTTTTTCATCATCAGTTGCATATACAATGTAACCGCCCCGATTAGTTACCATCTTGCCTTTTTCATCGCGCAAAGGAACTAATCGACCATCTGAATCAACTTTAAATTTCTTACCGTAAACCGGAGTATTTTTTTCAGTTTTTAAAAGATTCATTGCAAACGTAGTACCGGCTTTGTCTATACCGTAATCACCTTCTTTTAAAATAGGAAGATTAATTCCTTTTTTATTCATCAAGAAATTATCAATTCTTTCTGTAATAAAATTTTGATAATGATAAGGCTCGCCTATATCAGCCAAGGTAAGACCTTGCTTAAGTCCTGTGGTTAATAGCTCCGGATCTACACGCCGCAGATAAGCAGCCTTTTCTTTGGGATTATTGAAATATGCGTCTTTAGCAGCTTCTGCTTCATCCTGTAGTTCAGAACGAGATAAAGTTAGTTTTGTAAGGGGCGCATTTGGAACATCAACAAAGGGACTGCCTGCCGCATCTGGCTTAACGCCAGGAATGCGACTACGACGATAACCAACTAATGGCTCTTCTTCGTCCAGGAGTTCTTTACCTGGTGCAGAATACAACAAACCATCATCACCCTTTATTACACCTGAATTCTTTCGCCATTCTGATACTGGTTGGGTCGTGAGAAACTGGCTAACATTAACTTGATCTGATTGAGAACCACCAACAAGCTTGCTTCCCTGTGTGTTGATATCTGCAGATACTACCCTTTTGTTTTGCCGATTACCGACTTCAAGCGATTTAAGATAGCTGCTCAAATTAGCATCAGCATTTAATTTACCTTTTAATGCATTTGCTTCTTCAAAAGAAATAGCATCAGCATTTAATAAAGCGTTGATGTTTTTAATTTCTTCTTCATAACTTGGCGCGGCAACTATACCTCTCGTCTGAGCATTATCTGCATCCCGGCGCAAGGGAAGAACAACGTCCTGGAACCGCTCCTCACGTTCAGATCCAGAAGCAGCCCCTCTCATTGTTTGGGTAGCTCCAGGGATCATAGTTGTTCCTTGGTTGGTTTTTTCTTTAAACGCTTCTGTCTCAATTAAAAGATTACCAACACCTTCCGTGTCTCCATATTCAGCGCCACCATACTTACCGCCCGTCATCACTTCGGTTGGATCAATATTTACATCATCAACCATTTGAACAAAATTACCTGTATTGGGATCACGTACAAGACCTGCTTCATTTAACTGTTCTATTTGCCTGAGTTGCTGCCAATCTGTAGTGTCAACAAGATTTGTCAACCCTTCACCACCAGCGCCTCTGGTCTGTTTGGAATAAGTAGGACTACCTGGCATCGAAGCTGCTGCGCCACCAGCAATTTCAAAGGTTGGGTTTGCACTCACACGACCCGCTCGCTCCTCAGGGGCTTCTCCAAGATACTTTTTAAGATCTTCAGTTTTGATATTAGGATTCAGAAACATATCTCGCATTTCCCTTGGATAAGACACCGAAGCCATGGTGCGATCTAGGATCTCTTGCGGGCTAAGACGATTTATACCAATGCCTTCACGTCCAGCAGAATCAGAAAATTCAGCAAGCCTGACTTGATTCCCACGAACGTTTACTCCTAATGCTCTTAATTTTTTAGCATCTTCAGCAGAGCGAAGTGAAAGAGTACCTGTTAAGTCAGCAGCAATTCTACCACCTTTTTCGTAGATATTTTCTTGATACCTTCGATTTGCATTTCCCATCTCTTCTAACAGTTCTTCTGTCTCCCAAGGGTTACTTGTAAGTACGGAGGGCTTCCTTTTAACTTGATCAACAGGGGAACCATCTGGTAATTGAGAAGCAACGCGAGCAGCTTCAGCAGAAACATTTTCTGCTTGTCGACTAAACCTTACAAAATCGGTATCTGGTTTGGTGTGTTGCGTGACGTTCCCAGTAGTTTGGTCAACAGGAACACCATCTGGTAATTGAGAAGCAACACGATTGATTGGCTCATCTTGCTCCATCATCCAATTACGTTGCTCACTTGCAATATCTTCAAGTATTTCAATTTGGCCTAGATCAAGATCTTCATTACGTTGTAATTGATTTTTTACACGGCCTGTTGCTTGGTCTTCCCCAGACTCCAAAGCAGCTATAGCTTGTCTTACATTGAACCCACCAGTTGTCTGTTGTTGATCAACAAGAGTATTGGCGATATCTACTTTGCTAAGAACATCAGCCACTGCATCATCAACTGCGGAGCTAATATCCACTGCTTGTTTTACAGGTGCTACTGGAGCATCCATAACGACTTTTGAAGGTGCTACGGATGTTGGTTTGGTCCTCCCGGCTTCCCTTATTTGTTCTGTGTCATATTTTGATAAATCAAATGAGGAAACACCCGACTGACCGGTCGCCTTGCCAGATCGCAACATGCGTCGAGCAGCAAGACCTGCTCCAGTAAGCCCAGCAAGACCTAAACCTATTCCAAGTCCAAGAGCTAAGGGGTTGCTGTTACTGGATTCTTGTGATTTAAGTTGATTGCGCCGAAATTCCAAAACCTCAGGCGCTTGTTGAGCACGTTCTTCCGGTGATTCTGGGTAAGGTTGTCCCGTTGCACGGGAATAAGCGTAAAAATCAGCAGGAGCAAGTGCCACTTATTGCAATAACCATGTTTCTATACACTTATTTTAAATGTAAAAATTTAAAACGGATCAAATGCTATAGACTATATAGATACTGAGTACCGCACCAAGGCAAATGCCAAGATATGGTGAAAAGACAGACAACGATATGTTGTTTGAACGCGCAGTTGCCTTTAAGGCTATCGCTACCAAGGCAGAAGAGCTTGGGGAAAAAGGAGCACTACCTTTTGAAGTACGTTCTTTCATCCAAGGGGCAAATAAAGAACTTGCAAATCAAGTGCCTGACCCTGAAATGTACAGCAAAGCGTTAAAAGTTGCAGCAACACAAAAAGTTAACAGAAGTTAAATAAAATAAACGCAAATTTGGGGTAAAAATTAGGGCTAAGGCCCTTTTTTACTGACATTTTTTAATGTAAATAATTTTTTATAGTTTTTATTCAACATGTAATCTGTATTTGTACTAGGACGTTTTTGTACATACAAAAAGCCTCACTTTTTTACCTATTAGGGGTAAGATTTACTCAACCCTTCTCACATACCCTACCCGAATATAAGTACGTAGAGAAAAAAAGAAAGGCGGGATGGGTTGAATAAGAGTAACGGGGGCTGCGCATCCGAGCAACGCAGAAAACCAACGCACTTTCAGTCAAATGACACCAGCAACAACAGCAACAGCACCAACAGCTAAGTGGAAGCATAACTGGCGTGAATCAACTGGCAACAGGCCAGTAGACGCCAAGCTTTTCCACAGCTATGTGGAACAAGCGTATGAATTACTTAAGGAGTTTACTTCAGCAGACTTCTTATACCACGATGTGCGAGAGGTTTGCCAACCACAGTATCTGTTCAGTGTCGTATCTGACATGACTGAGTGTAAGCTCAGCATGAAGATATATAACACTGAGTCAGGACTACGCGTCATTACCATCCATAAGGTATAATACCAGCCAATAAGCTGTCGTTCACCCCAAACCCCTTGCTATCACTACGTTCTTATACCCATTTAGGCTAAGTATCTAGGTGGGGCAAATAAGATTGTCGTAGCAATTAGGGCTATGTATAAACAGGGGCTGCGCATCTGTAACACGCAGACAACTCACTTGCCTATCAACATCATGGATTACAACTTTTGGGATCCTAGTAAAGACTCCCTTTGGGGAGTTTACGAGAAAGGACAATGCGTTTATGTTTATTGCTCCAAGCTTGAAGCTCAATTTGCTGCCGAAGACATTGGCGGTCAATTGGTTGAAGTCAGCAATCAAGAGCTGCCAGACTTTTGGTTTTACAACGCAGGTCTCAATTTAATTCGCACAGGTTGTTATCACCAAGTCTACTGAACTGTAGTACTCCGTTTGCGGAGGGCCAGGTGCAACTCCTGGCTTCAGTTATTGCCTCCAGCGGAGATAGGCACCGCACACACGGAGAACACCGTGACCAACACTACTACAGCTACACTTCCTACCAGGGAAGAGCTAGCTAACACGGCCTACGATCTCATCCAGTTCTGGATGGAGTCAGGCCACTCGCAACTACTAAGCCGTGAGCAAGCACTTGAGATTGCCGCATGGGGTCTCAAGATTGCTGGCGAACGCGAGTTGCAAGCCCAAGTTCTTGCGGAGCTTGTAGAGCTTCCCGAGAACTACGGCTGATCCGTCAAAGCGGAAGGCAGGGTGCAATTCCCTGCTCAGCAATTACCACTCACTGAGAGTGGTCAACTCAACCGTCATGTCTAACTACAAAACATTCAGCTTCGCTGTCACAGGCGTTGTAGCAACCATGGCTATTGTTTGTCACCTTGGTGTACAAGCACTAGACAAGGCTACAGCCGAACAATGCAAGACACATGCATGGCCTCAGGTTGCACATCAAGTCCACATGGACTGGTGTGCAGACAATGGCTATGCAACCAACTGAGTCCGTAAACACGGCACTGGGAGGTGTAAGTCCTCCCCCAGTTATTACCACCCACTGAGGGTGGTTACACCACTGACCATGGCTATCCGCAAAGCTATCGCCACTCAACTCTCCAATGCTGCCAAGGCTTTGGAGAAAGACCAGACTAAAGAGCAAGCCGGTAGGTTAATCAACAGCATGCGCATTGGCTTAGCTAATGTCATCATGCCTAACATACCGCTGGCTAAATAGTACGCACGTACTACTCCCCTCCCACCCGCAAGGGTGGGCACACACCCCTAACTAATCACCATGCTTCAACCTATTCTTGCGATTGTCATGGGCACTGGTGCTGGCATGCTTCTAACCGTCGCCGGGCAGAAGCTACTCAACCAGCATTACCAGGAAACATGCCCATCCAAACCTACACATCAGCTAGTATCTATCACCAGCTTTATCGGTGATGCAGACTACTGTATCAACAAGAGTTGGCTCTGACACTTCTTGTCCTAAGCATGACATTAAACTGCTACCAACTCAACCTAACCCAACTAAAGACCATGTCTCAATCTATTTTCGAAATTGAAAACGCATACGTATGCGTCGTGAATGGTGAACCAGAACTATTTGAGACACAACAACAAGCAGAAGATCATGCCATGGAACTTAGCTTTGCATGGTATGACGCACAGCTTGATGTCCCTGCTCCGCGATTAGCAGTTATGTCAGTCACCAACTGGCTAAACCTGCAATCACGATTAGCACTCGTCTGATGTTTGCCCAGAGGGCTTCGGCCCTCTCTGCAGATTTCATATCTGCTACTCAACTACAACCCAACTAGGAACTATGTCTCCTTCAAGCGTTGAACATCTACTCACCCAGCAAGCTCGCCTTCTGGCACGTAGAGAAACACCAGTCATCGACCAAGAGCTTGAGAACTTACGCCAATCGGCATTGGAAGTATTCTTCCAGTGGCAAGATGGCTTATGTGAGTTCCAAGATCTAACACCTTTCGTTGCCATCCTTGAGAAGAAGGTTGATCTCAACCAGTCACTACTCAAGTGGGAACAAGAACACATCACTGACTGATCATGGAACAGTTAACTCTTCAACAAACGGCATTACTCAACCGTTACCACCGTATTTATGCGGCATGGTTAAAGGTTGAGACTTATGAAATGGATGTCATGCTCTGCGCAGCTTACGCTTCCGCACTTGACACCTGCCTTGCTGCTGACTTTAATCCTTTTGATTACCCTGAATAGACTGATCTCTGCACTTAACCCTGAGTAACACCAGGGCTTTCTGCAGGGTTCACCCCTGCTCAACACTCACATCATTCACAGCACCATGAAAGCATTACTCCTTGCATTAGTTCTGACAACACCCGCCATTGCTCAATCTATTGATCCTATTGCATATGGCGAAAGGTATTGTCTATTACGTAAATTGAATATTGATTCTGCAACGGCACGTAAAACTGCTGTTGAATACAGCTATGATACACACCGTAGCCTGGTAAATAGCAAAGAAGATATTTCTGCTGCTGCTAAATACACAGTTAAGAACTGTCCTGACTTCTAACCTGAACTACTCACACCTTTGTTAACAGCATGAAACAAATCATCTCACTTGGTAACAACCGCTACATTCACCTAGACACTTATGGTGGATACAGGGAATCCCCTCTGTCTAAACTCGTCATGACAACCCTTGTACTAGCTATTGCAGGAATTACTGCAGGAGCTATGGTTGGCATTGACAGCACCAAGATCAACCCACCTACTCAACACCAAACCAAATGAACACCTATGTAGCACTCATTGCAGATGACAGTGGCAGATACTGTCACGTCTATGGCACTGCAAACACATGGCATAATTACGTAGACCAACTCGAAGAGCTGGGCTGCGAAGTTGTCGAAAATCAAACCGACGACTATGACATACAAGACCTTGGTACCATCGACGATGAAATAGGCGTGGTACCCATCACCAAGCTACTAACATCCACTGACTTTATCCCCTGCAGATAATGAATAACCCACAACATCCCATCACCCCACCGCCGGAGCTGGTGCAGCAGTGGTTGTGCTCAGACGACTACCTGTGGGGTCCGCTTGAGCAGACGTCCATCACCATCACGACCAACCGGCTCCAGAACGTCGCCGCCCAAGCCGCCCAATGGGGCGCCGACCAGGAGCTGGAGGGGTGTTGTAGGTGGTTGCCGAAGCTACCCCCGTGGAGCGCAAACGACCTGCGCAAGCATCGCCGCCCCAAGCCGCCGAGCTTGAAGGAGCAGGCGCTAACTGCGCTACACGCTGTTGCAACAGGATCTAATGACACCCGTGAGCAACACCAAGACCTTGACACTATTCGCCAAGCATTAGAGGCATTACCTAATGACTGAACGTGAAAACTTCTACAAGTGGATAAAAACCTGTCCACTTACTGACTACAAAATATGTGAGGCAACTCTAACTTCTGTGTCATATGAATTTAACTTCAACACTGTTGAACCAGACATTGATCAACTCATTGATGATGTATTGATTCATCTAGAGAAATAGCCAATACTACCCATGTATTGGCACATCTTCTAATACATAACCAGACCTGAGCATGTCTATAAACTGCTCCGCAAAACCCACATTCAATCCCCTGCAAATCATGCAATCAACCTCTGACTTCATTGATGAGCAACGCAATGCTGACATGCTTGATGCACTGGCAGACATTGCATACGAACAAGAACAAGCTATGCGTGAATCCGAGCAAAGCGATTGGGATGGCATCGATGAAATATCTGATGCCGAACGCAATGCTTGTGATCACTACAACGAACGTTATGTAATCACTACCCATGACTAACAAAGCACCACAAGATGAGGATCTAATACTCATCGCTGTAGCAATCTGCTACACACTATTCACTTTACTATTCCAACTCATTTCAGAACTATGGCACTCCTACCTGAACAACTACTCATTGCCGAAGTCGTTGGCTACGAACCCGTCACCAATGACGAAGGCATGCAACAATACCCAGCCGACGTTGACTTTCAAGATGCACCCAAAGGTGCCATCCCCTGTACAGGAAACGTCTACAAGAACAAGAAGGGCGTCCTCCGTTGCTACTGGATTCCAGCCGGTGGCAACTACTCGTCAGAGGAAGGGGACGAACTCACAGGTTGGTACGACGTACCTGACCTCGAAGACATCGAAGAATGGACTTTCGACTCAGTCTGCTTCACACCCTGTGACGACGAAGTCGAACCTGACCACCCCGATAGCTGGCTAAGTATCCTTGGCCTTATCTAATTAATTAGATTACGCATTTAAGGAGCAAACTTCTGCATTTGATTTAATAATCTAATATCTGCTTGTTTTTTTATTACAGGAATGCTTTCATTATTTACAATAGACTCTAAAAAGCTTATCACTTTATCTTGCGATGGCATAGAACCATGAGCTTTCATGTATTCTTGTTGCCATCCTTGCAGAAAAGGACTATTACTTATTGAATATCGACCAGCAATTAACATCTTATTTACACTATAGATGTTAATATTTTAACCCTGGGCAACCACAATCGCTAAGCACATAGCTTAGAAAGATATGGTGTAAGTCCCAGGATCAACCCTCAATTCAATGCAAACCTACCCCGAGTATCCAGTGTCTGACCACGCAAACATCCTACGCATCATCAAGGAACTCAACGAGATCCTTACACGTGAATCCAAGCGTTACGAAATGGATGAGCACCTGACTCCATCTATGCGCAGCTTATTGGAGGAGGAGATCATTCCTGCACTAGAGAATGAAATCAATTGGGAACCAAGTGATGCAGACCTTGGCTATGGTGGTGAACCACCTATGACTGCTGATGAAATGCACACTGCTGCATGGCAACAGCACCAAGAACTACATAGGTGAGATACTTGTAATCCGAGTAACTACCATCTATTCATAATCCGAATAACAAAGGGCTGGTACGCATTAGTACCTAAGCCTGGTGCGGCCAGGCACCCTTTGTTAAACGACGGAATCCCAACGGGAAGAATAGATCACTGGCCAGTGAGGTCTCGAGAACCACACAAAGTCTAACTTTTAATCAAACTTAACTAACTCAGTACAAATACCCAATGAGACTAAGAGATCCCCCCTGCACCCCCCTGGCAACCCACCACCAGCACTATTAGATTTAGAAGTAAGTCCCATGTAATACACATAAGACTTACTTGCTCTTCCTTGACATCCCTGATAGACTACCAACTCATTCACCCACTCATCTCATGCCACTCATGTCACCACTCAACGACGCACCTAAGCCACGCATTCCAGATGCCATCGACAAGCAACGGCTGCAAGCAATGCAGCTCGTAGCAAAGATGAAAGAATCTGCGGATAAGTACGGCGTTGGTTTCGTCGGCGGCTTCATCAGCCCCAACGGACAAAAGTTCATGATGACAAACATGAACGAAGATGACACCAACGCACTCTTGCCGGATGACCTTAAGTGATTTACAAATCAATCACTGATCGTTACGAAAAGATATGGCAGATTACTGCAGAGGTAATTGCCCATCCTCACCGTACGATTACACCTCATGACAAACATCGTGCAACCGTTCTCATCAGCTTCTTATCCGGAGATGATGAGATGGTTGAATACATTCATTCTCAAATGAATGAAGATGATTTCAAACAGACCAAACAAATCCGCACCTTTGTACATGACAAAAAAATCACCCATTAACTTTGACAGAACCATCGCAGGTGTCAACATCACCGAGAATGGTATCAAGTCGTACACTAAATCGTTTCAGCTTGGTCCCTTCCAGCTGACACTTAATGCTCGTGACTCTGGCGTACATGGATCTATATCCTTGCCAGGCACAGGCTTGAGTAAGAGAAACATTAAGATAATCTAAAGATACGTCCTGAGTATGACGTTAAACTGCTCATCACTCACCTTCAACTACCACTGCAATGACTACAGCAAAACCATTTGAATCTAATCTCAACATACTTGACCGCGTTCATGTTGCAAATTGTGCAGCAGAACGTGCACGTATGTACTGCACCGATACCGAAAGGTTCAACGGTGAGTTTGCTACAGTACGCATGTGGACAAACTACAAGTGTTTCATCTCGAACTACGGTAGCTACGTAGAAACTTACTAATGTCTGTCTTATCTATTCACGACACATCAATTGATAACAACCATGTCACAGTTACAGCAGTTGTGGAAGACATGCATCTCCTACGCAGAGCAACTCGCGATGACCCTGATCAATGGGGTCCAGGCCTTTGTTCAACATCTTTTGAACTGGCTGACGACCAATCAATCCCTACTGATGAAGATGGCTTCTGCAGCTATCTTGATCAGCTTGACCCCCAATGGCAACTCGTTGACCTCTCTGATCGCTACCTAACATGATTGGCTTCTCCTTTGAATTCAAACGATGGTATGTAGTAGTACGTGGCCCCAAGGGTACCGTCTACTTAGCCTTTGGCTTTGCTAAGCAAATGCCTGTGTTCACACCAGCTAAAACTATGACTCTCCAAGAGTACATAGATGATTACAATGATGCCATCGTATTCACTAACGAAAGTGGTGAAGAGTTAATGCGCATCTAATCTAACGTCCTGAGTATGACGTTAAACTGCTCACACAATAAATCCACCCTTAACTCACCATGCAGTTCCAACTACCCACAAATTTACAAACTGAGTTGATTGCGTATGATCCACAGCTCAAGGCTTTGGCTCGTACTCAAAAGCAATCAACAACCAAGAAATCTAAATACCCACTGGGTAATCCTATTGATCTTATCCCTAATGAAATCATTACAGCAGAGAGAGTACAAGATGCCATTGATGCAATCAACAAGGCACCAGCCCCTGGTCGTTACCGCGAGTTCACCAAAGTAACGTCGACAGGTACAATAACCCACGCAGTCCTTTACCACTACGAACAAGTATGGTACGCAGCCTGGCTGCCACCTAAGGGCAAGGAAGCTGACTATATCTATGGCTATACCTATGCATACAAAGATACAGCTACTGTACGCAAGTTATTGCCACGTGCTTTAAACATGGCAAAAGATGATTGTGTAAACAAACCATCTGGTAGATGTACGTTTGTTACTTATACACAACAAGTAACCAAACAAGATGTCATCAATGGAAGAGATACATATAATTGGAACATACCAAACATGCAACGATACGCGCAAAAATCACAAAATATGCGCGAACCTATTGATCGTTTTGAAAACCAAATTGAAATGTCTATACCTCAATGGAAAGACTCTAGAAATATATTCGAACGTATCAAAACCACATGTATTGCAGAGTTATTTACACGTGATTTCCATACTGAATACTGGAAAGACATAAACAAATCCAAGTGGTTACCTTCTGTTGATATTATCTTTAGCTTTATTAACAACCAAGATGTACACAGCTCATACAACTTATTCGCTGAAGATCTTTATGGTTATAAAAGTATCTTGCACATATTAGATACACCATACTTTCGTAAGTGGATCCAAAACAAATGCAATGAATCTATAGAATCATTTAACAATCCAGATACTGATACAAAGATATCAATTACACAACCATGGCTTATGATCTTTCATCTGTGTAAACAGATCAAAACCGTACACAATATCTGGGGAAATGCATGTCCTCTTGATTACTATCAAACAAACCTCAATGCTTTACTCAGTGTTAGTTATAACTCTGGTTACAGTAAAGACTATGCTTATCCGTGGCTAGTTAAACATATGCCTGTCGCTTCATTCTTTTCACTAGTAAATAAATTTTACGAGACAAAGATAGACAACACGTCATCTTATTATTTTACAAACAGAATTGGAATATATCAATATCCTTTTAGGGAACTAGAAGATACATTGTCAATGGTTGAAACAATCCTCAAAGACAAAGGAGAACTAGCGCCACCAAAACGCTGGCGTATTACTGAGTTCCATGACTATGTACAAGCAGAAGCTTGGAAGATAACTAATGTAAATCAAAGGCTACCACAAGACCTATTCCCTGTACCAGTCAAGGTTCAACACAATGAACAGAACTGGACATTCATTCAACCTATCGATACACACCAACTTGCAGCCTGGGGTCAAGCCGTACGCAATTGCGTCGGCAATGCCACAGGTTATGCAGAAGGTGTACGCAAGAAACAACACTTTATTGTTCTATGCATGATCAACAACCAACCACAGTTCACAGTCCAACTTAAAGTAAGTATGGGCATGATGACCGTTGATCAGATCGCTGGTGTCTCCAATGCCAGGCTAACGGATGAGCAACGTGAGTCTTATACAAAAGTATTTGGACAAGCGTTGCAACAACGTGAGGAAGTGCTAGCATCTGCTTAGCTCGCACAGCTTGCCGGTCCTATCCTCGTAAGTAGGGCCGGTACCACCTATGACTGAACACACTGACGAACAACTCCTAGCCATGGCAATGGCAAACTTAGGAGGATACATTCATGACAACTCACCACACTATGTATTAATAGAAGATCCACGTAACGAAGATGACTTTGATACGTGGAGCTATGGTACAGAACCATTACCTAATGACCACACTTGGCGTTCTACATCAGTCGATGTAGATGTAAGCCCAAGTGACGCAGACGTGACGGAATAGGTATACGTAACGCACTTAAAATGCGTCGGCCATTGGCCTTGCGGGTTCAAGTCCCGCCGTCTGTACCAATTATTTACTTAACAAAACATTATGTCTGATTTTAAAACTTTTGGTTCTTGTCTCACTTGTCCTCATTGTTCAAGTGAATATTTACATCTTCGTGAAGTTCATGTAATGGCTCGTGACGGTGAGTCTAATGAATACGGTTTATGCATGGATATAAATGTAGAACAATCCACATTTAAATGTGGAACTTATATTGACGAAAATACAAGTAAACGTGATGCAACTACATTAACTTTTTGGTGCGAACTATGTGGAAAAGATTCTCAATTAACGTTTGCTCAGGAAAAAGGACTGACAGCAATTAAATAATTATTTGGGCATTGCTTGCATGTAAGTCCCAGACAGTAAACCAACTGTAATTTATCTTCAATCAACACAATGACATTCCTTGCTGCCTTCAAGCATCTCATCCCTAACTTCCACGCATACTCAGATGATGAACGCCGTTACAACATCGGTGCTACCTGGACTGCAGCCGATGGGCTGCAGGACTATCACAACCTTGAGATGCGCTACGTGCGTAACTCAGAGCAGCTTGCTCTCCAGGGGCAGCCACAACCTGATGGCTCATGGAAGTATGTCGAGCCTAATGGGTGCGTACATACCATGACTGCAGAGCGGGCACAGGCATTCATGCAACAAACACATGAGCATGCCAACATCATGTGCACAATGCTCGACCGCTTACGTGAAGCTGGCCTCATGGATAACATCGTTGACACTGAGGCAAAAGCAGCCTAAGCTCTTAGCCGAAGCTCTTTATCCCCTTGTGTAACAGCAAGGGGCTTTTACTTACACAATGCAACCACAAAATCCAAACACTGGAATCAACCTTGATCTTGTTGATGATGTTGTTTATCGGATACCAGAGTGGACATGGTTTGTTGTTAAGGATCGCTTAGTCACAGACTTAGTAGATGCTATGACAACTACAATACTTGAACGTCTTACTGGTGATCCAGTTGGTGATGATCGTGCCCAAGAAATTCTTTATGATTACTATGCATCATCTGACAGAAACAAAGATCTAATTGTTGATTCATTTAAGATCATTGGTGAAGAACAAACTTTGTATTCACTTGATTCTCTTCAACTAGACAAAATTACTGAGCCTACTAACAATGACTAACCAACACCCCATCACCCCACCGCCGGAGCTGGTGCAGCAGTGGCTCGCTGAGCCAGAATACGTTTCTGGATGGAGCGGCAAATGTATGCTGATCAGCATCACCGATCACCGGCTCAGCAACATCGCCGCCAAGGCCGCCCAATGGGGTGCCGACCAAGAGATGGAGGCCAGGCAGCAGAAGATTCGCTCCGGCCCTGAATCGCCACTAGTGGAGCGCGTCGCTGATGCAATCGCAGCACAGGCCACCTCTGCTGGCATCGTCAACGACCGCCCTGCCCGCGCCGCGATCCTTGTGGTGGCGGCGTGGTTGCGAGAAAAGGGCTACGGATCGTGGGTGACACTTGAACAGGAGGCCAACCGATGGTTGACTACGCCCGCGCCGTCCTCGCCCGCTGGGGCACACCCGCCAACACTATTAACCAGGAGGACTACGACTGATGGAGGAGCATTACGAATGGGAGCTGCAAGATTCCAGTGGTGAATGGGTGGCAGGCGGATCGGCCAATGATCAAGTCGCCGTGCATCGAGAAGGTATGCACTATCTGGCTGTCTACTTACAAGACGGGCCGCACCTACTCACGATCCGCAAGCATCAAGTGCTCACGATCATGCAAGCAACCATCCCCACAAGTGAGGAGAACTAATGACTGAACTATCCCCCGCCGTGCAGGCGGTCGAAAACGCATACTTTAACGCTGACGGTTTTGGTTACCGAAACGGTCTCGCCGCCGCCCTGCGGGCTGCTGCTGATCAGGTCGTACCTGATAAATCTCATCCCAAAGAATCTCAATTTTGGGATGATGAAGCAGAGCAGGAGTGGCAAAACAATCGCCATGTTCGCCTCCAATTCCTCGCCATCGCCGCCGAGCTGGAGGGTAATGAACTGTAGGTACTGCAACTCAACTAACACACGTGTCACAGTTACTCGACAACATCCCAATGAAACAAGACGGTATTGCAGGTGCCTTGACTGTGAGGCTCACTACAAAACTATAGAGACATACGCGGTATCAAAGCGTGGTGCACTACCAGGGGTAAAGCAACATGGGAACTGCCGTGTCAAAGGTGAGCAAGTTGGTACTGCTGTACTAACAGAGGCAAACGTTCTAGAGATTAGAAGGCTTGCTTCTGACAATCAAACGTATATCCAAATCTCTAAACGATTTGGCATACACAAAGACACCGTTTACAAAATCATCAAACGCAAAACTTGGTCTCATGTCTAAGAAACAATCCATTCCTAAGTTCCAGATCGGTGACCGTGTCGCTGAAAAACCAAAGCCTCGCGCTATCTATGCAAAGACTGCGGCAACAATTGAGCGCATCAAACCGTATACAGTTCAACGGTATGGTACAGTACTTGACACGGTGTACAACAACACCAGAGGTAAAGTTGCTGTGCCTTACGTCAAGATTATGTGGGATGGTGCACAATCACCAGTCACCCATGCACAGTGCCGCATCTGTTTAGAGAAAGATCTAACAGCGGTAACCATTGATTACTTCAATGCAAGAGATTAATTATGCACTGTACTAACTGTGAAAAGTTTGATGCTCGTATTGTTGAGTCTCGATTACGTCTAGATGGTACACGCTATAGAAGGTATGCATGTAACAATTGTTCACGTCGATGGACAGTCAACCAGGCAAACGCAGCAAACCCACGGCCAAGGCTACCTAACACAGGTTACAAAACACAACAAGTAAATCGTAAACTAACTAACATGGAAGTGGCTGAGATCATAATGTCTCCGCTTACCAACAGGGAACTAGCTTGTATCTACCCTATATCACATCAATCAATTCAAAAGATACAAGCCGGGAAAACATATCGTGAAGTTTATTTGGTGTTAAAGGAACATTAAAATGAATACTACCTTACGTCACAGGCACAATCGAATGAGAGAATCTGAGTTATCAAAAGACGGTAAATCCTTTCACCCTGTTATTAAAAATGTAGCTCGTGCAATAAGCGACTGGCATTCAGAGCACGATTGGTTTTTTCAAACTGATCGAGCCATTCGTACTATTGATGCTATTGCTGTCGAGCTAAACAAGGAAGGACACAAGGAAGCTGCCAAGTATTTAGGCAGGATAATTGATGGCAATGAACTTAAAGCTAAGTCTCCAGACTTAGCTGAAACTACAGAAGAAACAAAGTTTAGTGCTTTGTATTTTTGATTATTCGTCCTGAGTATGACGTTAAACTGCTTAAGTATTACAGATAAGTTTTACTTATCTTCACATCTAACTCAACTCATCTAAAATGAAACTTCTTAAATTCTCCACCGGTAACGCCAAGCTTGGTAAGCGTTTGATCTTCAGCATCCCATCGGGCTACACTTGCCCAGGTGCTGGTGTATGCAAGACTTTTGCTGACCGTGTCACAGGCAAGATTCTTGACTTGCCACAGTTCAATGGGACCATCGCAGATGAGTTTCGTTGTTTTGCGGCAATGTCGGAGACCAGGCCAAATGTACGAGATGCACGTTGGTACAACTGGGACTTACTCAAGGAAGTAATGTATTCATCTGACAACCAGACTAGTGCGCTAACCGGGTTGATAGAACTATCTATTGCAGTACAACCGGTTCTTGATCTTTGTAGGATCCATGAGGGAGGTGACTTTTGGACTGAGCTATACATGAAAGCTTGGCTTAATGCTGCACGTAACCACAGCAACCGTAAGTTCTATGCTTATACCAAGTCTTTGAACATGTGGTTAAACCTTAAGCAAGACATCCCATCAAACTTTTACCTTACTGCATCAGTAGGTGGTACTCTTGATGCCATGATCCCAGGTAATCTAGATACCTTTAAGCGTGTTGCTTATGTTGTGTACACAGAACAACAAGCGGCTGAACTAGGCCTAGAGATTGACCATGATGATGAGCATTGCTTTGGTGACAAACCGTTTGCATTACTGGTTCATAGCTCCCAGCGGGCAGGATCACTTGCTTCTCAAGCGTTAACTCAACGCAGGAAGGATGGCATGTGGACTGGGTACAACAAAGCAAAAGTTGCAGCATAACCCTTGCATTTGTGTGGAAGGTCTGTAGTATTTACATGATCTTCCACATTGTTATGCCCTACGTTATCTCCACAGTTGAAGACAATGTTAATTACTGCATCACTGCAGATAAAGAAACCATGTCATTCCAATTGATTCCTGTAGAATCAGATTCAGATTTATCACACGTGTTTAGCCATCCTTACCAAAGCGGTGCGTTAAATATCCTTCGTTGGATCCAAGCTAATGACCAAGCTCTCGCCAGTAAAGACCTCGTCATTTCCGATGAAGGACGATTCCGGCACTAAGAAATTTTTTGTGTTCGATTTGGAAACTGACGGTCTGTACGATGAAGTTACAACGATTCACTGTCTGGTCTTACATGATCTCAACAGAGACCAGACTTTTACTTATGGGCCTGACAGCATTGCTGCTGGTCTTGAGCAGCTGGCTACCGCTCATGTTCTAATAGGACAGAACATTTTATTTTTTGACATCCCTGTGATACGTAAGCTGTATCCGTTCTATACCTTTGCGGCTGCTCGTATTATTGACACACTCATTACAACACGACTCATCTGGCCTAAGGAAAAACTCTATGACATGGACACAGAACAATATACGCAGGTTCCACCGAAGCTGCGGGGTTCGGCATCGCTCAAAGCATGGGGCTATCGCCTATCAGATTACAAGATTAGCTTTAAAGATTTCAAAAAGTACAGCGAAGAGATGTTGGCATACTGCATTCAGGATGTTAATGTCACTACGCAATTGTTTAGGCACACGCAGAAACAGTCATGCTCTGAGGCGGCGCTCAAACTGGAACATGATTTTGCTTTGGCAATTGAAAAACAAATTAGGTCAGGTTTTCCTTTTGATGTGGATGCATGTCTTGATCTGGTGGATAATCTCAGAACAAAACAGGCGACGCTCGAAGCTAACTTGAAGGAACTATTCCCACCTAAAAAGATCGAGACAGTATTTATTCCTAAGGTAAACAATGCAAGTCGTGGTTATGTCAAGGGCCAACCGTTTACTAAAGTCATACATGAAGAATTTAATCCTGGGTCGCGTCAACAAATTGTAGATCGTCTGCAAACTAAGTACGGATGGGTGCCAGAGAAGTCAACAGAGAAAGGAAACCCGATCTTAGATGATGACGTACTAAGTGCATTGCCATACCCAGAGGCTAAGCCCTTAGCTGAGTACATGTTGATTAAGAAAAGACTTGGTCAGATTGCTGATGGTAATAATGCTTGGCTTAAGTTAGTTAATGATAAGACCGGATGCATGCACGGTGATGTCGTAACTAACGGGTGTATTACAGGACGATGCGCACACCGCAACCCAAACATGGGGCAGGTTCCCGCTGGTTACTCAGAGTACGGTAAAGAATGCCGTGGATTATTTCATGCACCTGATGGCTGGACCTTGATTGGTGTAGATGCTAAAGCTTTAGAACTGCGTTGTCTTGCTGGTTACCTTGCCCATTGGGATGGCGGAGAGTATGCACGTGTAGTAACAGATGAATCAATTGACATTCACGTGTTTAATAAAAAGATGTTTGGTGTGCCTACCAGAGACATAGCAAAGCGTTTGCTGTATGGCTTGTTGTATGGATGTGGTGCACTCAAAGCGGGAACAATTATTGATCCGAATGAAAAGAATGAATTAGTTTTGCGTGAACTAGGAAGTACCGCAATCAATTCATTCATGAAAGGTATACCCGCATTGAAAGAACTTAAGAACAGAATTGCAAATAACATTGCAGCTCGTGGTTACCTTATTGGTTTAGATGGTAGACCACTTTTTTGTAGATCTGATTTCAAAGGATTGAATGTATTACTACAAGCATCTGGTGCACTAATAATGAAACAAGTTGTTATTGAACTGCATAACAAGATGTACGGCCTTGGTTATATTTACGGTCATGACTGGCAGCAAAACGCTATGATCCATGACGAAATTCAGGTATCTTGCCCACCAGCTATGGTGGATACCCTGACAACCGTTGCATTAGAAGCGTTCCCTGCATCGCAACAATTCTTTAACTTCCAGTGTCCTATTGAAGGGGATGCTCATGTAGGATACTGCTGGTCTGATACTCATTAAACATGGAGTCAACTGAACTTCTCATCAATAAAAAATCTGATTTAAAAATTGTTTGTCCTGAGCACGGGACACACGACCAGTACATTAGTAGCGCCATTAAAGGATATGAAGGCTATTGGTGCATGTTGTGTTGGCTTAAAAGTCTTGGTGATCCACTACCAATAAGTCCGTGGTCATAATCAAAAAATAGTTTTTCGTCCCAAGTATGACGTTAAACTGCTTTAACACTACCCTTTTGATTTCATGAATCAAACATTTGTTTGCGCTCAAACAACCGAAGTCCCTCGCGAAGTTGCCATCAGTGCTACTAACTACGCTATGCGTTGTGCAGTATTGTTGCCTCCCGTTGGGAACAAAGCTCCAACTTCAATCGAACTTAATGTCTATGGAAAAAGTGCAGAACGTTTCGCTCGTACAACTCGAGGGGCGCAGATCTACATTCACGGCGCCAAGCTACGTTTCGATCTGGAGTCCCGTACGTATTCTTTGCATGGAGGAATCATTGCAACGGTGGATGAATCATTCCCGATCCTTAACACCGTTATCCTCAGTGGACGTTGCGTTAAAGACATCGATCAAGAAGACGCACGTGCTTTTAAAACAACCGCTGATAAGTTAATGATTTGTAATCAAACTCTTTCAGTTAACACTGGAAGAAATCAAGCAGATCTATTTAACTTCTATGCAATTAACACTGCACAAGATAAGTTAAATAACGCTGAGCTTTTGGTTAACTTCACACGTAAAGGTGTGGGTCTTACTATCCAAGGCAAGCTGACTACCGATGCCTGGGTTGATGCAACAACCAAGGAGAAACGGACAGCCACCAAGATTCAATTGGTGAACATGACCCTGTCACCTAAAGGCAATGATGGTTCCAAGGCAATCCAGCCGCAAGCAACGGTTGCATCTGAGGGAGAAGCTGCTACCCTATGGGGTGGTAAGAGTGCTGAAGACGAATCAGACGCTTGGACCAAGACCTCTGGTGGTAGCCTGCCTGATCTTCCTGGTCAGTACGGCCCAGTACCTGAACTAGCTCACGAACCATTCTAATTTAAACTAATGATTGATTTTAAAATTGATTCTGAAAATCCGCATTTATTGCATACAGCAATAGCATACGATTTTTTCTTTGAAAACTATGGTAAATTTCTTGACGCTGCAGTTGCAGCAGGAAAGAATGACATAGAGTTGGTTGATGAAATGGAAAGAATATTAGATCTTTCTTTTGAAATGGCCAACATGTTTACATCAAAAGTACAACAAGAACAAAAGATTGATGACAACATTTAATCAATTTAAGTTTGAAAAGACTGACAGCAATTCAACACTTACTCTTGAAGTAGGTGCTGATGGTTGCCAAGAGATTGTAGATGAGTTTATTCGTTTTATGCGTGGATGTAGCTTTATAGATGTAAACATCTATGACGCTATGGAAAATGCAGTCGAAGAACACACTGCTTATCAAAAGCACATTAACCAAGCTGCCAAGCTTGGTCTTCATGTACCAGGTGAATAAGTAAGTCGTCACGTCCTAGGCAAGACGTAAAACTACCTACCACCCATCTCTGACTTAATTATGACAACCACTCCGGTTGATATGATGAGTAAAGCTTGGATCGATAAGATCGAAGCTGAAACAAAACCCTCTGAACAAACCTTTAACACATCTAAGAAAATGGCTGTAAAGAAAACTTCTTCTTCCTTGGCTACACGTGGACTGGATTCATTCCTTGCTTTTCAATCCAAAGAATTTATTTCAGGTTACCAAAACCTCGTCACCCTCCAGCCCCTTAACAAATCCAAGACACGAGGTTGGTTCGTGCGGAACTCAGACCTTGACACTTGCGGATGGAGTGCCACTGACAATCAATTTGCTAAAGGTTCAGTTCTCTGGAACTACAAGCAAACTTTTGGTATGGCTCCCAATACTTCAGTGGAAGAAGGACTCAATTTCACTGAGCCTCGTTTACAAATCCTTTTGCGTTCCCCACTTATGGTTGAGGAAGCTACAGGGATGAGGCAAACGATTGGTACGTTTGACAATCCTGATGTCAAAGAACTATGGGATGCAGACAAGCTAGCTGCTGATCTTGCCAACAGCAAAGGCGAGATGTACAAACGTAAGTACAGTGTACGTACAAAGTACTTGGTGTACATTCTTACCGAAGACAATGCACGTGCCCACAAGATTCCAATGGTACTTACCTTGAAGGGATTGAATGGCACTGATGTATCAGAGAAGGTAAAGCTGTACGAAAAAGAAATGTCTAAGTGTTTGAGCAAGGCGCTGGACTCTGAGATCCCTCTAGCATTTAACGAAAAGTTTTATGCCACTACTGTGTTTGCTCCCGTACTTGCTAACGAGATGCGTGGTGCCAACAATGTAGAGATCTGTGCTATTGAATCGTTTGACATTCCAGAATACACCGATCAAGCAACTGCTGTTGAATCGTTGAGCCGTATGTCAATTCCAGACGAAGATCGTGCTTCTACCTGGAAGTATCAAGAAATGTTCAATGATTACATAAATCAACATTCACGGCAAGATGCTGAAAAGCTAGGTGGTGCCTATGGTATCAAGCCTGGCGTACAGATTCTTCCTGCAAATCGTGGCGAAGCAGTTGATGTAAAAGCATTGCCTGCTCGTGATGAAACTACAGGTGAGGATTTTTCTCTCTGAGTTAAGACTCTGAGGTAGATATTGGGCCAGGCGTCAAGCTTGGCCCTTTACTTTCCAAAAGTATTTTCTTCATCAATCCACATATGACTCCCTGCCTTTGTGTTGCAACTGTCAACAACAGAATTGCAATCTCTCGCAATTAACTTACGGAGTTGCATTCGTTAATCATTCGTTGAGTTTTTTCTTTCCAAAACAAATCATTAATGCTTGGAGCTAGCTCCATACCATCAAACACACCACTGGATTCTTCCATTGGTTTTAAGCAATCAATTCATTCTACCTAAAACAATCATGTCTACACAACTGCTTGAACTTAATGCAGCGCAAACTTTAATTTACAATCGCAGTAATTTACGTCGTGCTGTCAAAGATTTTGATGATACGGAAATCGCCGGCATTAGCTTGCGAGATAATCTTGTGGTTGTGGTTCGTACTGATGGTAGTGAGCAAATTTACCCACGGAAAATAGTTGTTGCTGCCTACCAGGAATACACGAGCCGTCTTAAACATTTCTTTTCTTACCTTGGACCTAACTACCGTGGACCATCGATCTGGCACAACAACGGCTACGTACTCTTCAAGGGATGGACATACGGCCATGCCCTTGGACACATTACTGCTAATGCAAAACTACAAGCGTCGTGGGCCGATAAGTTTATCCATATCAATGATCAAACAAAACTGGAGGCGTTACTACAATCAGAACATACGGACATTGGGTATCTCATTGCCCCTGAAGGCTTCCGTCATATGCAATCAATTGAACTCGGCTCTGCTCTTAATGATTCTCCAGGTGATGACGCTGAGTCACAAGCTGAGAATGATAAGCCTAAAGAATATGCGCCGTATTGCTCATGCGGATCGTTCAAGAAACAACTAAATAATTTAGTTAATTTCCAACAGGAGATTCTTGGGTACAGGCCGACATGTATCCACATGACCTGGCTGCACAAGTACAGAGCCCTTCTCTCTGAGCGGTCTAGGGTCAGGACAGAGGTGCGTGGCGGTGCAGCGGTAAAGTGTGTAGCATGGGCTTACGCCCCGCCTGAAGACCACATCAGCAAGGGACGCTTTGTTCTATTGCATACCAACTCAGGATCTATGGCACCCATCAGCCACTGGCGTTCCTACAAATCAAACGAGGTGTTTACTGAAGAACATGCATGGGATCTATTCTTTAATATGCTTGAGGCTGACTATGTACCATTCCCTTTGACATCCTTGCCCCAACTATCTTCTGCGCTTAAGAAAAAATGACTGACACCTTTGACCCAGCTAGTTGGGTATACAAGTTACACATTGAAGTTATTAATGAAGAAGACGGATCTGCTACCATTCAAATTGAATGGGATGAAACAGATTCTGAGCTTGACTATTGGAATAGCTTAGGTAAAGAAGGGCAAGAAAAATTTATTATAGATGCTCTTTATGCTTCATTTGAAAACCTTGGACTCACTACCAATGACACTTGACACCTACGGATTACCAGAAGAAGAGTACCTTTCTGTCTTTGAAGAAAAAGCTGAGTTTGCTTGTAAAGCATTGAATATTGTATTGAAGGTAGCAAAAAGTCAAAACATAGATCTTAGTCTTAAATTGTTTTGGGATTTGTACCAGGAGATTGGCTATGCAACAGATGATGCATGCCGTGTAAAACAAAAACAAGAAGACCCTGAAGCACTTGAAGCGCGTAGTTATTCATCAAGTACTTATCCCACAACGGCTGCAGTTTTTGCTGAGGTGCAAAAACTAGAAAAGTTAATACAATCTGTTATCGAATCAAAAGAATAAAGTAACGTCCTAGGTATGACGTAAAACTACCCATCACCACACAACAACACACATCATGTTTGAATTTCTTACCACTGTTATTGCACCAAAAGTTATTCAAGTTTTTACTGAGCTTGCATGGGCAGCATGCGCAGCACTACTGGTCTATACAGTAAACAAAGTATGGAAGGCTGTATGAAATATGTACAAACAATTAAATCAATCATGGTTTATCCGGAAGGGGAGCCCTGGTTTCATGAGTCTGCTACCGAGGTATCTCTTGAGGATGAGGGCGGTGGCTATTATGTAGTACTTACTCAATGTCCCGATAGTCCAGAACCTGCTCAGGTTCGCTTAGACCCTGAGGAATTAGATGCAGTCTACTGTGCAGCTAAGCAACTATTAAATTCAACACAACACAACAATGACAACCTCCCAACTTACACAGGCGAACTTAAACAAGCTAAATGTTCTTAAACTGTATGAGCACTATGTTGCTATCGAAAGGTCTCTGCCTCTTCTCACTCCAGAGTCGCAAGACCTGGCGCAATCTGAATTGGAGCAGTGCCTGGCGCTACGTTCGGAAAAGATTGATCGTCTTTACTACGCATGGGCGCACCACGAGGATGCAGTAGAACGTGCTAAGAAAGAACAAGAGCTTCTTGCAGCAGCAAGGAAGCACCATGAATCTCAAGTCACACAGATCAAAGCACTGATCAACTGGCTGAGGAGGTCAGCACCTATTGATGGCAACAAGATCAAAGGTAAAGACTATGAGTTCACCTTAAGCAAAAAGAAAACACCTACGGTACTAGTGTCTTCTGAGGTCCAGGATTGGACGGAGGAGGAGCAACAAAAATACTGTATTATCGAAACAGTTACTACAACCAAACATACTGTGGTAACTTCAATTGATGGGAAGGTTCTTGAAGAAGATACCAAACCATCGATCAAGACTGAAACCATCCCTAATCTCAATGCCCTCCTCAATGCTTATCAAAAAGGACAACACATCCCATCCGGTGTCAAGATCCAACAAGACTACAACATCAGGAGAGCGCGAATCTTGGTCAAGCGATCAGTGGAGTTATCTCCATCCGCATATCCAAGCGAGTTTTTATCAGAACCTGATCCCGCCTTCTGACCTGGATGACGCACATATCTTGTGCCGTTGCCATGAGCAGGCCATTGCAGACTTCCAGATGCAAATCGAAATGATTGAACTGGAACTTGCAATGCTTACTGATGATGGTGACGTGCTCCCATACAATGAGAGTAAGGCACAAGAGTTAGAGGAACGCAAGCTTAAGTTAATGACAGGCAAACGCTTTCAAACTAATGCACGTAATGCCTACTGGTATTACCTGATGAAAGCTAAAAACTGATAGCTGTAAACTTAAGTAAAGACAAAGGGTTCCATGACTGAAGATAATCAGCTTATCAATTTGATTGCTGGTTTTACCAGTGGTGGAACTCCTTTACAAGCAACAGTAGGTAGTAAGGCTGAGTGGATGGTAACCATCTTGACAGCATCCATGCTGGCAAATGAAACGCTAGCAGCATCCATGGTTCCAGAAGAGATGGTGGATGCTGCCATCAACTATATGAATGTAATACAAGAGCGCCTCTCGTACTACGAAGGTGCTAAGCTGCATTCCCTTGAACGTCTGTTAAACAACTGACCAAGTCCAAGCATTGGTGCTAAGGTACCTATGTTCTTACTCTCCAATAATGGAACCGATCCCCACTCCAACCATCACAGTTTCTTTTGCAATAGATCTTGAATTAAAGTACGATCCTTTTAAAGGCAAGTCTCCCGTGCAGTTTGCTGCCTTGGTAGAAGATGATCTACATGATGCATTGATGGACTTTCGTCCTGAAACCCTTAGCGCATACACCTCAATCACTGCAATCAACGAAGACAATGTCTGATCACAACCAAGGCAGCACTCTATTTGATTGGGATGTAAAAAAAGAGCAGCGCAAAGCTGACTTTATGGAACACCTTTTTGATGTCTATAAGCCTAGTAACAATTGCTACACAGGTTTGTGGCAAAAGTTTTGCATGGGTGAAGCAGGTGAGTACTGCAAGAACATGTACTACGAGCAACTAGAAGCTATCCAAAACTACTTGGAAACAATTGAAGTCAAAGAAGTAAATGAGTGAAGAAACTAATAAATCTCAACGTCCTAACTGGATATGCGATCCGTGTGGGCAACTATACGGCAGGTGGTACCAGGGGAATTACAGTGGACCATTGAAGCATTGCGCTACATATCACAATGGAACATGTGATATCTGTTTAGACAAAACATCAGTTACAGAACCACGGGACTACGGTCACGTGGTTCGTGATTGGAAATACAGATACGAGGTAGATAGTAAGCGAAGCCAGTAAATATTTAATTGCCAGCAGCAATTGAAAACAATACGGTTGCTGTAGTACCGCCTGTTTCAGAAACAAAAATAGGTTGAATATACTTTACAGGATGATTAGCTGTGTTGTAATGAAAAGTTCCGTTTGCAGTAATAGTCTGGTTAGCAATTATCTTTGACCAGTTTGTGCCATCAATTGAACCGTTTAACGCCACAACCACGTTAGTGTTAATGTCTGCTACCGTAGCAAACAAACTAAAGTTCTTTGAGACAATAGAAGGCGGCAAGTAAACAGATGTGGACTCGCCAGAAGCAGGCGCTGATAATACAGGATAGTTATTGAAAAGAATATCTGGAGGACGTACTGACATACTTTTGTTTTTTCTGTTTTAATTTTACTGCATAAAACTATAGCCAACCTTCAATCAACTCCTGATAAACTAGAAGTATTGATACGGCGTTATGTACACAGCATATCCAACGCAACCACCCCAGATGGGGGTTGAGTCACCCCAGGCTGGTGTAGTACCAGAGCCTCAGGCCAAGCCTAAAGGTCCTGCTAAATCAAAAGCTAATGGCGACATAGGTGCTTTTATACAACAGTGCATTAGTCTTTGTTCTTACCTAAAAGAACTGGAGACTCAATCTCATTTGATTCATTTGAATTATGAGGGATCAAACTTCTTGGGTGTTCATGCATTCTTAAAAGAACAATACGAAGCACACCTTGAGCAGTTCGATACAGTTGCTGAATTTATTCGCAGCATGGATTACATGATGCCAATGTGTGGCTCTGGACTCAGAGACTCAGCACCTGTCATGCAATCAGTAACCTCGTATAAAGGTACTGACATGCTTGGTGTGTATTACAAGAACCTTGAAGAGCTAGGTATGAAAGCTAAGAAGCTAGAAGCCGTAGCTGAGAAAGTGCATGCTATTGACATCCAGAACTATATGGCTGACCTTGTGGGCCAGGCATTTAAGGCGGCTTGGCAAATCAAAGCGACGTTGCGGAATAGCTGATGGGAGATTTTTTTCAACAATTTTTAAACACAGCAAGAGCTAAATACAAAGAAGCGGATAAGGCTGCGGGTGGTTGGCTGCCAGGAGGCGGTGTTGCGTCTCCTTTAACGCAAGCAAAACAAGAGGGAGAACGTAATATGGCTAATCAAATCCGGCAGCAATCCCAACAATATGTCGGTCAACCAGGGCGGCTTGCTGGTAAAGGACAACTTTCAAATGTCGTTAGAGCTACTACACAAGCAGGTACCAATCCAGTTTCAGTTGCTTTAGGCGATCCAAAAGCAGTTGAAAAAGTAAGTCAATATTATGCGCAATATCCGGAGATGCAAAATGAATTTGATCTTAATACAAATATGTTCTTGCGTTATCTCTCAGGTACCGGAGCGGATGGCTTAAAAGTTGCACCAGATGTGGGCAAACAATTGTATTCGGATATTCAAAAACAAGAACAAAAATTCAGAGATCCGCAGTATCGAGAAATGCAAATTTCTGCTTTTTCGCAAAACCCTGAATACATAAAAGAAAATCTTTTGAAAGGACGTATCCCTGTTTATTACGGTGGCGTATCAGATGCTGTAAGCCCACACAAATCCACACTTCCTATTGACAAAGGAGAACGTTGGCAACTTCAAAATTCTTTAGGTGCTCACTGGGCTAATCCTGTTGGAAATAACTATGCGATACAAGGAGAAAAATACAATTTTGTTTATGCGCCTATTGCAAAAGGCGGTCGAGAAGACCGTCAAAACATGTCTTTCTTACCAATAACACCAGCAGATATGGGAAGAAATCTTGTTTCAAAAGGTTTTGGTAATCCTTTTACGTATAACTTAAACGTCAGTCCATCTGGTGACGTAAAAGTTTATCCTTAGTCAGCCCAGTGCTCAAGCCTATGGCAGTTGCAGCATAGAGGAATACATTTAACCATCTCTTCTTCAATGCGTTTCCATCCATACCCATGATTTACCATGTTGGAGATGTTATGGTCTTTATCTCCCAGGTGGTGGAACTCTAAGATGCGGTGATCATCTATGCTGCAGTGCTGACATTTTAAAGTCTTTTTGTACTCAAGAAATTTTTTTCGATGTGCATCGATACGTTGTTTGACTTTTGACAACTATTCCAATGCCTTACTACGCCACTAATTATAAATAGATTTGTTATGAAGTAGGTTATGAAAACTATTGTTTGGATGCCGGCCACTAGGTCGGCATCTTTAGTTTGGTGTGATGCCTTTTCTCCTAAGGCAAGAGCCCATAGCTTCCACAACTTTTTCAAGCGTTGACCTTTAGAATGCATAGAATAAATACAAGTGCTTTAAGTATATGCGTCTGCGTCCTGGTTTTGATATCGACATTAATTTAGTAGATGACTACGGTGACATCTACGTAGGACCACTTGTAATCTCCTGGTGCAACCAAGGGGATGGTGAACATGGATCCTTTGGTCTTAACTGGAGCGATAAGTGGCACCTGTATATGACGTACTATGAACCATGTGATACGTTTACCGGTTCAACCCATGGCTGGCCAGGCTTTGTAGATTGGGAGCTATGTGTATATAACGATCAAGCAAGGTTTATCAAGATTACAAAAAATTAAAGCACCTATCACACCTGATAAATATAGCTATGCAACCGTTGACAATCCACAAGATTTCATATCTTTTCTGGGTAATTAAAAATCAACTGTGCTGGAATCGAACCAGCTATCCAACTCCCTTGTCGGGGTGTCCTTACCAATGGACTACCAGTTGAGTTAACCCTCTGTTTGAGCATCATTGATAACTAAATGAGAATGCCTGCAAGCCTGTGCGCACAGTGTAAAGCCGTTCTCGTTACCAAGCTAAGCTTGAGGGTGTGTACTAATCCGTTGAGCTTGCCTATAGGTCCCCGGCTCACCAGTGGATTTAACTGGCAGAAGTGATCAACCCCCTGGCCTGCAAACACAGGACTTAATTACGCAAACACGGCGACTGGAAATTTCCGGTCCGTGCGCTGCTTTCCGTATCATAACAGAAAACCCCAGGTTCTCACACCTGAGGTCATGTTCCAATACCCGTTCCATCTGGGATGGACTCTTGTATTCTAAATTACTTTTTCTTATTCTTTAAACAGCTTTAAGGTTTCTAGTAGCCAATTTTTTTTATAGCTCTTTACTTTTCTTGGTGCACCATCAACATATTGAATGCGCGTGGGGGGCTCCTCGTCAAACTGTTGCCTGTAGCTATTTGCTACAAACTTTCCAACAATGCTTGCTTTGTTGCGCTCCAGGCGTTTTTGAAATTGTTCCATATATGCATCACTAATGGTCATTTCCTCATCCCCTGGAGGCAAGAGAAAATCAGAATTGACACGCATTGCGTTGTTACGGGCAAGATCTGAAAACAAAATCTTGTCGCGATCATCAAAACATCCAAGATCTTTAATAAAATCAACTGATTCTCTGAGAAGATTCAGTACGTTTGTACCAGAAATAGGTGGTTGTAGTGCTGAAGGTGTGGTTGCTTGGCGATTAAGTTCACCCAAGAACCATTTATCCATCCATACCCTAAATGGTGTTGATATCCAGCGAGCTAGATCAACCGCGATTAAGGGATGAATCCATGTTTCACCGCCCTCGCTACCGCCAATTTTAGACTCAACCAAACCGTAGACCGGGATTCGGTCTTCGGTCGACAGCGTCTCTAGGTACTCGTTGGTTTGATTTAATTCTCGGTATTTAGTCCAACGTTTGCCATTTGCCTTGCACATGGCGGTGGCATTGACGTAGCCATCTGTGGTGCGCCGAGAAATGGGCGTACCGTTCCAGGAACGAACATCAAGCGCGTCTTGTGATGCTAGGATTTCCATGATGCGTTAACTAAAGGACGGGGTGACAACCGTCCTTTTTTCATGGTAGCAGATTCCAGGGGGGCAACCCAGTCCTAGAAACACCGTAGTGCAGACTATTTTTTCTTGGCCGCAGCCTCTTTCTTCTTAGCAATCATTTCCTTGAACTTGTTACGTGCTGCAGTTTGCTTGTCTGATGCACCACCTTTTCCTTTAGGAGGAACTGGTTTGCCTTTAGGTGGTACTGCTTTGCCTTTAGCAACAGGTGGTTTCTTAGCAGCCATGATCTTTATTAGATTAGCTTCTTTATTTTAAGTCACTTCTTCTTGGGAGTCCTAGCTTTTTTGCTAGCTTTCTTTGCTGCTTCTGTGTTAGGTACAAACTGTTTACCTTGTTTGCTGCCGGCTTTTTTCTTTGCATCAGTCTTGGTACGTTCCTCTTTGGAGAGGGAAGCCCATGCCTTTTCAGGTAAGTAGCGTTTGGTTTGCCCAGATTGAATCGCTTTATCAGCTGGCATTACTTTGACTCCTTATATTTTTTGGCCGCAGACTTTGCTTTGGTTCGTTTTTCGTACTCATCTTTGGTGGACCACTTTTCTTTCCCCCACTTCTCTAGAGATTTTTGTTTCTCACCTTTACCGCCTTTGTATCCACCACCTGTTTTTTCATACTCTTGGACTAAAAGTTGACTTTTCCTAGCACTCCATTGACCTGGCTTACCGCCTTTGGAGCCAGCCATTACGCGATCTTTAATGTTCTCGCGCAACTCAGGTTTGGAGTACTTGTTTGTGTCCTGAGCCATAATAAACTTGTGAATAAATATTTAATTATCTACTAATCTGTTAATAAGGTGGCATCCCCATAGGTGGCATTCCTGTGGGCATACCCATAGGTGGCATTCCTGTGGGCATACCCATAGGCATTCCCATCAGTTGCATCCCTGGAGGTTGTTTGTTAAGGTGCACTCCATACGAATATTTGTCTCGGTTGGGATCGTTGAGTCCTAGCTGAAGAGCAGCGGTACTTGGATCATTAGAAACATTACGTTTGCGGAACCCAAGGAAACCTTCTGGTTGTCTGGTATTAGCGTTATAAGCACCTGAGGCTTCAAGATAGAGTGCGTTCCTAGCATCACCAATAGGAATAGTTGCTGAACCGCGAATAGATTGAGTGGTTGGATCTACGCTTGCGTTAATATCAGTACCATAGACATTACTATACCCAATGCCAAGATTTAAAGGGGGTGGTGGCATGCCCATTGGGTTGAAGCCCATGGACATTCCCCCACCAAGAGCCCCTGCTCCACCAGGGGGAAAAGCAGGTAAAGGAGTGATAGGTTGATCAGTAGTTGATAAATTGCGAGCGCGATCTAAATGCTTCTGGAATAATGCAGGATCAGCCACTTTTATTTTGTCTTTCTTTAATTATACGCTCCCACTTACAAGGACGAACAGCCTTAGCCCAATCTTTGTAAGGATTGGGGATCAGTTCTTCTAGCTTCCAAAAATAATCTTGGAGGCGTTCTTCGTTAGAAGAGTGGGTCATCTGCAGGATGTGCGGGCATGTTGCCGCTACCCTTGGGAGAACCGGCAAACTTATTCATCATTTCATCCATGCACTCTAGAGATTCACAGCGCACTAGGAGGTCGGCTAGTGTGTTGATCGTCAGGCTGTGCTCAGACCGTGCCGCAAAAGCCAGGGCATCACGCAGGCTGCTCGTTGCTTGATTCACTGACTCCTTGACTTGGGTACTGAGGGCCATCTGCATTTCCGTTGGTCTCTTCAGTATAGCTATTGTCGGAGGCATTTAGCTTAGAGAGTAAAAGACTTTGGAGAAGCTGGGTGTGAGTACTAAGAAACTCTTTGTTTTGGTCAATGATACCAATGTATTCTGAAGGGCTAGCCATGGTTTGTAAATACGGTTGACACTAATAAAGAGTAGGGTTTATTCCCAAGGCTCCTCCCAGAGCCATCCAATTTGATAACCAAAGATGTAGGGTGCAATGCCAAGGGATTCCATTAGTTCATTGATGAGTCGCCCTTTGCCTATCAAGTTACCGTTTAAAGTTTGAAAGTTGTCATCAACAACAATTAAAGTCCCAGGGCGGATGATGTTTTTGGCGGCACATAACTCTTTGAGGTGATGAGCTGCTGGTGCCCAATCATTGTTCCAATCTTCGATGTTGTAAGAGTCCAGGTAAAGGAGGTCAACGCGACCTTCCATTTCACCCAAGGCTTCTACAGAATCACGCTCAATGATTAGAGCTTCTGTTGTTGCATTACGTGCTAGCTGACATGCTTTTGGATCATTGTCAATTGATATTAGGTTGCCACCATGGCATTCGATGTACTTGTCGAAGAGAAGGGTGGAGCAACCGTCGCCTTCATAATTGTTTTCTTCCCGGTACGTACCTGTTTCTATGATTGTTGGATGTTTAATTTCACCTAAGAATTCAAACATAGTTTCAAACGAAGTCCTCCTTTTGTTTAGACGTGGAGAAATATCGTCAAAATATTTACGCCAAGTACTAGTCATCAGATGTCAGTCCGTATGTAGGGAAGATTTTCTGCCTTAAGTGTAGCTTCAAAATTATCTGCATCAACCGTTTCAACGTCTTCGATCACACGATATTTGAAATCAGCACCTCTGATTTCAGAGTCAATGTAGAAGCGGGTTAAGTTAATGGACATTAGTTGAAGAGGCCAATAATTTCAAAGATTGATTTCTTGGTTGCAAACTCTGCCATCAAGACAGAAATAATGGTGAGCATGGCAATGCGTCCATTAACGCGCTCAGCGTACCAAAGGAAGTCATCTGGGTGGGTGGGGATGTCTAGCAGGTTGAGATCTGGGCAATATTCTTTGGTTAGCTCAGTAAAAAATTCTTTCATCTCAACGGAATATGAACGCTAGAAGTAAGTCTATAGCAACTAGAAGTAAAACGGCAGCGGCTACGGCCGTATAGAAGGAAGATAGTTCGTCCATAAAAACTGAAAACCTACTAGAATATAGGTAATATACTCGTCTTTTCATGGCGGCGACTGCAACTACAGAAAATCCGCTCTACGTACAAATCAAACAACATCCTGATTTGTTGGCGGAACTTAATGCTCAGCCTGCCAGGGTTACGATCAATGGTAAGAGGCACTACAATACTCCGTTCTATACGGGGCCGGTACCGTCAGTAACCACTATAATTTCTGAGACTGCATCAGAAGCCAACAAAAAAAAGTTGGAGATGTGGGCTAAGAATAATCCGGGGGTGAAGGAGGCCGCTGCTGAGCGCGGCACCTGTATCCACTCTTGTATGGAGCACTATCTCAAGAAGGAAGAGTTTGAAGTCCCAGAGGAGTATTCCGAATTTTGGGGTGGTATGCCCCAGATGTTGGACTTGTTTGAGGAAGTGATCTGGGCTGAGACGCCCCTACAGGACAAGCATCAATTTGCTTTGTCTTCTGATGGGGTGGGCAGGGTATGGGGCTGGGATAAAGAAGACAGGGGCTGGTGTGGATCTCCTGACATTATTGGGGTGGCAAGTGGCAAGCTTACGCTGGCAGATTTGAAGACCTCTGTAAAACCCTACTCTCGTTACTGGCCCAAGAACTTGGAGAAAGGATCGCCTGAATGGCGGAACTTACTTGCAGGCAACATGAAATTTAATAAGACATGCCTGCAGCTCGGGGCTTATGACCTGGGTATTGAGCAGAGCTTGGGCATGACAGTTCAGCAGGCAGCAATCCTGGTGTCGACGCCTGAACGCACTCAACTCTTTAAGATCACCAGGAATCACCTCAATATTATGAGGGAGAAGTGGTTGAAAGTAGTAGAGGAGTACTATAGCCAGATCGAGCGTTGTGGAATATATGATGCTGATTTGGTATAAAAATACCAACAGGAAATGAGACTAATGAGACTTGCTGATCTCAAGGAAATAAACCTTGTTTAGGTGGTTTACTAGGCGTAGGATAAGAAGACAAGAAAAACAAAAAACCTCGATGGAGATTTCGGTCTCGGTCGGAGAGTGGATCCAGGCACTGTCCTGCCGCATGTCTAATGCGGTAGATGGTGACTGCTTTTTACTCCCTACCCACATGCACTTACATGCTTTTGAAACCCTAAAAGAACAAGAGCAATTTGCTGAGAAAAAGTTTAGAGTAAAGTTAGCTTCCAACGTTCACTAGAAATGACAAGCAAAAATTCAATGGCTCTGCTGCCAGGGCAGATAAGGCTTGACTACCTTTCGATTGATTGGCCTCTCACTCCCTTGGGAGCACACAAAAATCCATATGTACAGGGCTGGCAAAACAAACCGCACACCCCACAAGAAATTGAAATTGAGTTGGGTGAGGGACAGTGCAAAGCAGTTGGCTTGATTAGTGGACCAGCCTTCAATAAACCCTATGGCTACGTCTGGGTTGATGTCGATGGTGCAAGCGTATACCCACTAGTCGAAAAGATCTCGGGGCAATCATTTAATGAGGCCTTGCCGCCAACACTGACAATCTGTAGTGGTAAAGAGGGGCGAGAACGCAAGCTTTACAAACTTCCTAAAGATGCATGGAAGGTATTTGTCAGGAACAAGTACGTCTGGTATGCCGATGGTGACAAAGAAAAGCTAGAGATTCTATGGGGTAAGCACCAGGGCGTCTTGATGGGGTCTCACCCTGAGACTGACGGTTACTTTACGGCACCTGACCAGGGATATGAGTGGGTAAGCAAATTACCTACGTTACCTAGCTGGATTTTGTGTGGCATTACTGAGAAGAACGAACGGCAAGGGAAACCCAATACTGATATCGCTCGTGTTGTTGGCCCAGGATTTGCGTTAAATACCCGTATCCCAGTGGAGCGGGATATGAAGATTGCGAGGGAGGCAATGCGGGCCATGCCACCAGAAGCAACTGATGACTATGACATCTGGATCATGGTTGGGCAATCGCTTCATGCATTGGATGAAACAATGCTTGATGAATGGGATGAGTGGTCCAGGCAGTCGGACAAGTATCGGGAAGGTGAATGTCTGAAGCGTTGGCGTTCTTTCACTAAAGGTGGTGGACGCAGCATGGGATCTTTGATTCACATGGCGCAGCAAAATGGTTGGCAGCCACCAAGTGAGCACCAAGGTATGAATGTCGATGATGACATGCTTGAGCATGTGTCCAAACAACTAGATCAAATCTCAGAGGAATTTGAAGTGCCTATTACTGAACATGAACGCACTGCGGTAAACAAGAAACCAATCAAGCGGAAAACTACTGACAAACAGTCGGGGGGAGGAGGTTCTGACAAGGAAGATAACAAGAAAAACAGGAGCAAAGATAACGACTCTTCTGATGTTATTACTGGGGTTCTTTTACAAACGTACAAAGGTAACCTGCGTTATAGCCGAATGCACAACCAGTTCTTCATGTATGGAGCTAAGCATCCAGGGCTTTGGTCTTCGTTGGGAGAGTTAGATATGAAAGGACGCATACGTGAAGAACTAGAAGCAATTAAAATAACTTTCCTACCAAATGGCTACACAATTCATACAATTAATGATGTTTTTGCGCAGTTAAAAATCACGTTGATGTTTGAGGATTGGCACGAGGGATCTGACTACTTGCTGTTCTCCAATGGGATCTTGGATGTTCAAAGACGTACTCTGTTGCCTTTTGATAGAGAAATGTATATGACACAACGGTTCCCCTATGAGTACAACCCGGCTGCGGAATGTGAAGAAATTGTTAAATGGCTGAAGCAAACACAGGATGGTGACTGGGGTAGGGTCCAGGTGTTGAGAGCTTGGTTGAGGGCTGTACTGCTGGGGTGTTCTGATATTCAGAAGTTTGTGGAAATTGTTGGCCCTGGTAAATCAGGCAAATCAACCTATGCAAACTTGGCCCATGCTCTGGTGGGTGACGAGAATGCAACCATCTCAAGCCTGGAACACCTTGAAAAGAACAGGTTTGAAACGGCGAACCTGTATAAGAAGAAGCTACTACTGTTCAATGATGTTGAACGGTATGGCGGTTCGGTATCAGTGTTGAAGGCGTTGACAGGTGGTGACCTTCTGCGTAATGAACAGAAGTTTCAAACGGATGCACAAAAACCTTTTAAGTTTGGTGGCCTTGTGATGATTACGGCTAACGAGCCAATTCAAACTACGGACCCAACTTCGGGGCTTGCCAGGCGGCGGTTGACAATTCCTTTTAACAACCCATTTAAAGGTACGGCTGCCCAACAGCATGTGCTTATTGATATGGATGGGAAGGGTAATGCATACGGTAAGTTTGCTCCTTTGCTACCAGGACTGGTCAACTGGGTCTTGGATTTGTCTCATGTTGAGATGAAGGAGCTGCTAATGGAGACAGCAAAGACAGTACCTTTTTATGTTGGGTATCAGACGGAGCAAGTGCTTAAGTCCAATCAACTGTTGGACTGGATGCATCATTCAGTTGTATTTGAATTTAATGTGGCAAGTGCAGTGGGCTTTGCAAAGCCTGCTCCACAAGGAAGCTCAGGTGTTTATGTCAACCACGACAAGTGGTTGTATGCTTCGTATTCTGAATTCTGTAAGTATTCAAATACAAATATCCTGGGCCGCAGTCGATTTGAAAGTCTGCTGATGGACGTATGTGTGCATCAGTTGGGACTAAATGTTTATCGGCTTAAGAATTCAAGAGGTATGAGGGTTGTCAACTTGATGATCCGCAGCAATGACCCACGCATGAAAGAGTACCCCTCCATTGTTGAGCTGGGATTAAACAAGGCTAAGTACCGAGAGTTTTATGGTCCCAAGTCACAGATAGAGTATGCGAAGGGGGATGCGACAATGGAAGATAACATCCAATTAAACGAATGAGTAAAGGCAGGCACTTGATCCTGGATCTCTATGGTTGTGACCCAGGTATCCTTGATGATTATGATGAGTTGACGCGCCTGCTTGAAGCAGCTTTGAATATGGCGGGTGCTACTATCCTTCGTATCTTTGGTGAGAAGTTTGAGCCGCAAGGCGTCACCATACTGGCGTTGCTTGCTGAGTCTCATGCGTCCATTCATGCGTGGCCTGAGTTGGGATATGCAGCAGTCGACTTATATACATGTGGTACTGCAACCGCGACCGATAAGGCTGCAGAATTTTTAATCCATAAACTTGGTTGTAAACACCATGTGCAACAAGATCTTATTCGGGATTCAGCAAAAAACTAAAGTTTAATAAGCCGTGTTTAATTGGCTCTCTAGTTTTTTAATTTTTTTATCTTTTTCTGTTTCCATGCCAAGTGAGCCAGCTAACATCCCAGTAAGACCAAGACCGGTAACGGCGCCTACTTCATCTCCTATAAGACGCCCTACTGCACGTCCAACGTGCTCTCCTGTGATGGGTTTTGAATCTTTAAGCAAAGATTCAAACGCAGCTCCAATATTTATATCTGTTCCAGGGACTGTTTTGTTTTTGGTAAGTAGGGCCATTTTCACAATATTATTATCCATGTTTGCAGCGGCCTGTGTGTTGATTAAATTCTCAACTTGATTAAAGCCTTGATCCATTAAATTCTGAGCTGTTGCTCCCATTTGTTTGCGTTGTTCAGGAGAAAGATTCTCAAGCGTCTCCAGTACCGAACGTCCTTGTCCGACTGTGGTAACAGTGTTGTGATATTTTTTAAAAATCTCAGGATCAACACCATATTTGCCGGCAAAGACTTGTGGACTTTGTAGAGCTTCGTGTAAAAGTTGAGAAGAAGTTTGACTTTTTAATTCTTGTTTGATTTGACCTTTGCCAAAACGTAAGGTTTCTTGGGCTCCTTTAGCAAGTGTCTTTTGTCCCATTCCCCTGCCAAAGCCCGCGAGAAGTCCTTCTTGATTTTTTAAAACATTTGGGTTAATGCGTTTTCCTAGTGCGGCTCCTATGTGTTTACCTAATAATCCAATACCAAAGCCGCCAGCTACAGCTCCTACTGTTTGTAAAGCAACTTGTGGCAATGAGACATCAGTGCCCATTAAGCTTAAACCAGCCGGAACACCTACAAACAAACCTTCTTGAAATTCATTAAAAACTTCATTCTGCTGAAGCTGCATAAGCTTGCCAGCAAGTTCTGCTTTTTTCACTGTCTAGTTTTTTACTAGTCTACTTTGTTTTATTTTTAGTATAGTTAGACAAGACGTCTTCTGTTAATGACTAACAAACCTAAGCTCCTGTGGATTGCAGACTTTGCTGCAATGACCGGATTTGGACGGGTAAGTGGTGCAATCTTGCCGCGTATCAAAGATAAGTATGACATCACGGTGCTGGCATGTAACTGGCATGGGGATCCAACGCCTGAGCAGAAAGATTTCCGTATGTTTCCAGCGGCTAATCGTTTTCAGCAAGCACCGTTTGGCGAAGATCGCATCCGTGAAATCGTAGAGCGTGAGCAGCCAGATATTATTTTTACGTTGAACGATCCTTGGATTGCTTCAGAGCAATATCGACGCATTCAAGACTTGCATCAACAGAAAAAATTTAAGTTCTGTGGTTACATGACCATGGATTCTTACGATTGGCTAGGTGGTATTGATCCTCATATCAGTGAGTGGGACTCGCTCATTACCTTTACGGAATTTGGTGCCTACGAATTCCTTAAGGCAGGCATAAACAAACCTATCACTGTTATCCCCCATGGCCTAGATAGCTCTGTCTTCTACCCCAAGGACAAGAAAGAGGCACGTAAAGAGTTAGGGCTATCGGAAGACATCTTTATTTGTTTCAACGGCCAACGTAATCAGCCGCGTAAACGAATGGACATTACCATTGCTGCTTTTGCATTGTTTGCAGTGGGTAGACCAGATACTCAGTTGTACATGCATTGTGGACTCAAAGATCAGGGCTGGGATCTGATGCCGTTGTTCGCACGTGAGATGAAGCGTAATGGACTGGATCCCAACCATCGCATCATCATGACTGCTAATACACCACAGCCTCCAAACGTATCAGTGGAGATGCTGAATACCATCTACAACGTTGCTGACGTTGGTATCAACACCACTAAAGGAGGGGGCTGGGAGCTTGTCAACTTTGAGCATGCCGCCTGCCGTGTAGCGCAGGTGGTACCGAACCATACGAGCACCAAGGAGATTTTTGAGGGGCACGGAGAGCTGATTCGTTGCGACCACATTGACGTTGACCCAAACTATGGACGAGATATGCCGTGCCCTTCGGTTGAGCACCTCGCTGAAATCTTGGCGAATTTGTATGAGGATCGGGAACACCTTGATCAAGTTGCTCAGTTTTGCTACGACCGAGTGACGGAACCCCAGTTTAAGTGGGACAACATTGCTGATCAATTTGATGTGGAGTTCCAGGGGGTGTTGCGAGCTGAACCTTTGGTGAGTGCAGAGTCTGTCTCATCGGAGAAAAAGGGGAAGTGTAAGAAGAAGAGGAAGAAGGTATTGGTTGGTGACTGAGAACCAAGGCTATGACTGAGTTTTTACCCTGGCGAAAGCTGGGGTTTTTTGTTGCAAAGCTAGTCTCAAAGTGAGACAGGTACAGAGATTGATGCGACTGGGCCTAATTTCTCTTTAAGTAATGGAACAGCCTTATCCCAGATTTATATTTAGGGATGTGTAAGATTTTTGAGACACATGTGAGTCTCATGAGATTCATCTTACACATCCACTTCTTACACATCGGATGAGGCTGTTCAATTAGTACTAGAGTAATAGGGGGGTTTAAGTCCATACTCTGCACTTAAAAGGGCAATTCTCATGCCTTGTCTCAAGTGAGAAATATGAGACACCTTTTGCACCAAGCCTTTTGACGGAATCTTACACATCCACTTTTTCTATGGCAAACGTAATGCGTGGCTACAAACCAGTAAAAGAGCAAGTCAACTTTCGGTACTTACGCTCCACAGATACCAAGGCACTGGAAAGGTGGGGTTACTACCGGGGTTTCCCCTGTGCTTTTGGTCATACCATTCGCGATTCAACAAATCACTGGTGTTATGAGTGCGTATTAAAAATCAAAAGTAATTTCTGTGGGTTCGATCTGAACTATTTACACCTGGACTACAAGGCTTCAATGCACCGGTTGTGGCAGCGTGTCCAGATCGGCAGTTGGGATGAGTGCTGGGACATCTCGGACCCTGGTACCAAGGGGCTCAAGCGCGTCTGGATGCCTTCTCACCGCTCCTTTACGGACAATACACTCGGCAATAACATCACCGTTCAGAAGGCCATCTATGCTTGCACCTGGGGGGATGTAGGTAGTCTCAGGGTAAGTCGCACGTGCAACAATCCAAGATGCTGCAACCCGCTTCATATGGTCAGTAGCTGGAACCGTAAAACACCTCCTAAGGTTGTTTCACCTTTCTGTACTGAGTATGAAGTTGAGAAACTGATGCTGCTTGCTGACCTGGAACGTAAAGGCATGGATGCCAATAAAGTAATCCAACGCGAGTTTAGGGCTAGCATCACTGCTCCCAAGGATGCTCAAATTGACCCCAAGTACAATGAAGAGTAACCCCAGATACTGGCAGTGAAGTGGCAAGAAGCCAGGAAATCCAACGTCAACGTACACAAAATAATCCTCTTGTTTTAGGCAGCTTTGATACGACCACGCTTAAATACTTGAAGGGAAGCCTGGGACCGCTGAATCAACTTGTAGGTAAAGCTGACACTAGCCAACAATCAAACGGCGGATTTGGCGGCGGGGCTTACAATCATTGGTTCCAAATTAATTTAGAGGCTAGTGCCTGGATAATTGTTGTTAAATCTGGGCCAAAACCAAATTATATTCAGACTTCTGTTTATGATTTAGATAAAAAACCTATTGAAGGCAGGGGAATATTTCAAGGAGATTCTATTATTACTGATACTGGCACTGCTCTTTTTTACCCCTATTTAAATACGGTAATGGGGGCCCAGTCTGATCTTTATAGTACATTTGATTCGGTACGTTTAGATCGTGGCGACGAAAGATATTATCCCTTGGAAGCCGGTAGATACTTGCTTTGCGTATCAACAACCAGGAATGAAATTATAGGTTATGAAATTGGACTGATAATTGAATTTCCAATAGATCAAATATTTTTTGCTTTAGAAGATGAAGGCGAAATTTCTTTGCTTTTAAAAGAAACAGCGATTGATTTTTCACGTACTATTAATATTATTTCTCCAATTACTGTTGATACGATTATTAACACAGATAGCAATCGACCCAACGGTTTTACCGAAGATACAAGTCAAATAAATGCAGGTGTTACCGTGACTGTTTTATTTGGATCGGAATGGTTTATTGGTGCCCCCGTGCCCTCGAGTCAAGCAAATGAATTCACTGTTATCTTAGAGCCCGGCAGCAATCTGTATTATGATACCATTCATGATCATTCCCTTGAAGAATGGCAAAGCAGCTGGGAATCTACGCATCAAGATACGGATAAATTTCCAGAAGTATTTATCCCTTTAACCAATAGGTTGTAATATATTCTTTGTAAATCGTACATATAGGGATCTAAAATGTTTATAGGATTTTAAATAGTTTGCTCATGGATTTCCTCTATCATCCTGCCTTTTGGATTATTGTATCTGCTGCTTCTGAGTTAATTGCTCTGTCTCCTTTAAAAAGCAACAGCATTATTCAATTGGTATTACGTGCCATTTATTCAGTTAAACTGGGAAAGTTCTGACTAAACTTGTGGGCAGCAGTATTAATTAAATACTGTTTACTACTGGGTCTCAAAATGCTATTACCTAATAACAATAACAATGTTAGAGAGCTAAATCTATTTAGATGTTAGGATTGACCAGCCAGTGTTGCGGCCATCAACCTCCCAACGTGGGAGCCAATTTTTTTTAGTGTATTGAATATTTTTACCTGCAGTGGAGGAATTGCTGACGTATCCACCAGATGACATATTACCTTCCCCAAAGGGATCATGTAATACCAAATGGGTAGGTGTAAAACCACACACTACGCCCCAATGACCACCACCTGTTGGTTTAGCTGCCGTGCCATGATGCAACCATCCGCAAGCAACAGGTCTGTTGTTACGTATCTCATTTTCTAATAGAGTTAAATTTCCATTAGTTACAAATTTTGCTTTAAGTCCCAGAGATTGAAGTGTTTTTAACTGTGCGGAACTATCCGTGGTATCTCCAAATTTTTGTCTTATTGCATTGTATTCATCATCTGTTTTTATCTTTCCATAAAAAGCGGCAACCATTGCGCAAGAAGAAGAAAAGCACTCACGATTTCCCTGCCCTGATTTATTGTCAAGCTGATAAAAATAAGGAACCACTAAAGTTTGCGTGGTAGTCATGGCTGCGTAAGGGTTACGCGCAAGCGTGTTTCTGGGACGCCTGGCAATGCGCTATTGCGTACGTCTTTGTAGCCGTACTTACGGCCTTGAAGGATGATTTCATCTTCCCGGCCGAAGTTCTTGATTGTTACTTGCTGAAGGTGGTTGAGGGGATGACACTGGAAGCCATGTTTTTCGGAGCACTTCGCCACGTCAATCTTGTTGGTGAAGGTAAAGACATCTTTCGCTGTGTCCTTTTTGAAGTCCACGATGCCGCCATCGCGCTTGCTGATGATGACACCTTGAGGGCCAAAGGTTAGGGAGTCGGAGCCGGTGCTGCCGTTGAAGCGCCAGGAAGTGTAGATGCCACGGTCGAGGTAGAAGCCAGTGACGCCTTCTTTGCCTGTTTTCATTTGCAGGCCCGCCAAGTGATTGGTGGGAGCACTAGTAGCAATGCGGACGATGCCTTGCTTGACCGTGAAGGTAGAGTAGGCACGTTGCGCTGGAATCAAGGCGTTCCAGTTGAGCGTGGCTAGGAGAATAGAAAGCAGTGCTGGATTCATGGGGATGTTAATAAAAAGGAGTGATACTCACTGCCACGGCAAACCAGATGCTTTACTGGGCGCGTGTTGCTCATCAAGTTGTGCTTGCAGGGCTGCCTCTACCTCTTCTACCTTTTCGGCGCCGCCAAGTTTTTCCTGCACCCAGCCAATGACGATCTCGGGGGTGAGGTCGGCAAAGGGGATAATAGCGTCTTCAGGAGCTTCAAAGCCAATGCTGCCGTAAGCGCCGGCAGAGTAGGTGCCGTCATTGGCATCTACGGTGTAGTGGGCAGTGAAAACAATGCCGTCAGCAGCATGACGCTCAAGCTGGGCAATGTTCCAAGTGGTGATAGTA